GGGCGGATTATCAATATCGTCGTTTCTAAGTGACACATTTTTAAGAGCGTCCCCGCCCAGCATCGCGCCAGAGCGGGGGCAGGGAGAGGAGGGTTAGACCTCAATACCCAGGTCTCGCAGCAGCGCCTCGCGGGAGCGTTCAGCCTCGCGCAGGCTGTCGCGGGCCGTTTCGAGCGCAGCCTGCGCTTCCCGCAACACCTTCTCGGCGGCCCGCACCTGGGCGCGGGCGAGTTCAACGCGGCCATCCAGAGCGGCCTCAATTCGGCGTTCGGTGGGTCGGTCCATGTTGGGGGCTTGGCTGGTGGAGAGGTCGGGCACGGGGGGCAGGGCGAGTTTCGGCCCGCGCTGGCCGGGCGTCGGCTCATCGTCGGGAGCGACGTGCCAGTCCCGGCCCCGCTTGACGGCGGTGGCGAGGCGACCCGCAGCGGCCCAGCGGCGGGCGAGGGTGGGCGAGTGGTTGCGTGCGGCGGCCCAGTCGGTCAGGGGGATGTGTGGCATAGTGGGGACCTCGGTTTCTCCCGGTTTCCGGGTGAGTCAAAGCCCCCCGTGTGCGAGACGTGCGAGACGGGGGGCTTTGGTGTGGGCTTACTCTTCGATCGCCTTGTCCAGCATCTTCAGCCATTCCCGCTCGGGCACGTCCTCCGTGTTCTCGTACTCAGTTTCGGTGAGGAGGTCGCGCAGGGTTTCGAGCTGGTCGTCGGTCATCTCGCCCCCGGTGCGGTCGTTGAGCTGCTGGAGGTCCATCAGGTCGCTAATCTTCATCTCGGTTCTCCCGGCGGGGGGTGAACGTCCTCCCCTCTCGCCTGTAGAAATAGTAGCGCGTGCGATACGGTTATGCAAGAGGGGGAGGCAAAGATTAAGACCCGATTAACCCCTACCCGCGCTCCCCTCCCCTGGCCTGCGCCCACCCACCCGCCGCCGCCGCGCCTTCACCGTCGAGACGCTGACCCCCCAGCGTTCGGCCAGCTCGCGGGCAGATGCGGCATACAGCGCCGCGTCCATCTCCGGCGTCCAGCGCACGTCCCGGTGCTGGGAACGGTAGCTGGGGATGCCGAGCCGGGCGCGGCGGCTGCTCACGGTGAGGGCGCTCAGGCCGAGCTGCTCGGCAACGTCCCGGTCGGGGAGGGTGCCGAGAGCCGCGTCCATCTCCGGGGTCCAGCGCACCGCCACGCCGCCCACCCCCTCGCCCCGCGCTCGCCTCCGCGCACGGCGGCGCTTCCCGGCGGCCTGCGGGGTCTGGGCCGCCCTCCGGCCCCGCTGCGCCGCCTCCGGCGGGATGTTGCGGTCGGGGAGGCCGCGCAGCCGCCGCAGGGTGCCGGGGTTGTCGCGGCGGCCTACCCCCAGCTCACGCCGCCAGCGCCACACCGTCCCGCCGGAGACGCCGAGCGCCTCCGCCACGTCCCGCGCGGCCTCCTGCCGGACCATGCGGGCCAGGGTCTCGGTGAGGATGAGGCTGTGCGCGCCGGGGCGCATCACGTATGGCCAGGCGATGGGGCCATCGTGGTAGCCGCCGACCGGCACAGAGCCGAGCCGGACATCATGCAAAAGGTCCCCCCGCCGGACAGAGGGCGGGGGGTAGAGGGTGGGGTCAAGCATAGCGGCGGCGCAGCTCTTGCAGCACTTCCATCGCGGCGTCGACCGCCTCCGCGCTAGACAGCCCCATCCCCCAGGCCCGGTCGCGGGCCTCGCTCAGCTCGTCCCGCAGCGCGGCGGGACGCTGGGCCTCAATCCACTCCAGCACGGCGGGCACGTTGGGGTTGACCCCGTCGAGCGCTCGCACCGCCTCCGCGAGCGCGTTGAGGTGGCGGGGGAGCGGGCGGATGTCCCGCCGGGGGTCGGCGGGGGAAAGCTCCCGCACGTCCTCGTATCCCGCGTGGCACCAATAGGCGGGGTCGGCCTCCCCCATGTCCGCCCACGTCTGGGGCGGCATATCGACGTAAAGGACGTCTACCCCCTCGCCCTGCACGCCCGGCACGGGCCGGGAGATGTAGAGCTTGACCCAGCCATCCGGGCCGATATTCCACTCCAACCGCCCGGACCCGGTGGTGTGGTTGATATGTCCACCCTCGTCAATGGTGGGGGCCGTGATGCCCCGCATCCAGCGGTCATCACGGGAGAGGGGGTACCGCTCTTCCACGAGGGCGGCGATGGCCTCCGGGCTGAGGCCCGCCAGGTCGACGAGTGGGAGGTTGGCCCACTCGTGATTGAAGGCCGTCGCCAGCGCGTGGCAGGCGGCGAGCTGGGCGGCGGGGATGGGGGTGGTCGCGGTGTTCGTCATGGTCATTCCTTTCCCCGGATACAACGCCTCCGGGGGGGGGCGAGGGCGGGGGGGTTAGAGGATGTCGTACGCCGCCAGGCCGCGCGGCGCGACGATGCCGCCGAACGCGGCGTCAATGCTGTAGGCAGTGTCGCTCTCGCCGTCGAGCAGGAGGGCGGCGAAAGCGACTTCCATGTCGTCGTACCCGGCGGCGCTCAGGCGCTGGTAGTCCGCCTGAGTTATAGTGACGGCCTGAATCTGGTGGCCGTTGACGATGGCCGCGCGAGCGCGGTGATGGCCGTCGATAATCTCAAGCGTCTCCGCCACCACCACGATGGGGGCGTACTCGCCCTCGGCGAACAGCTCGGCCAGCTCCGCCACTTTCCGGGAATCCTGGTCATGCTCCCGGAACATCAAGTCGGTGGGGTCGAGCAGTTCGGCCATTTCCATCTCCTCCTCGTGGGGTCCGGTGCCTCCGGCTCCCCGTGCAACTAGGTTATAACATCATAACCTCAAGTTGCAAGTACCCCCTCAAGTTAAGCCCCCCTTCCCTGGCCGCCGCCGGGGGAGGGGGTCTCAGATGTTGAGAGGCTAGCGGGGTTTGTCCAGGCCGGGGATGGCGGGCCAGTCGGTGCGGGTGGTGAGGCTGTCGAGGGTGGCGTCCACCCACTCGGCGGCGCTGGGGGCGGGGGGAGGGGAGCCGTATTCCGCCTCGGCGCGAGCGCGGGCCTTCGCCCCGTTTTTCTGGATGCCCGTGACCGCGTCTTTCCCGCCGGAGGCCACCAGCCCGGCGAGCAGGCCCAACAGCGCCCCCGACCAGGCGGGCGGGTAGCCGCGCAGCAGCGCGAGGTCATCGAGGCCGCCCAGCGCGAGCAGCGCCCCCAGCGCCACACCGACCACCACCGAGAGCAGGATGACCCGGCGCCCCTTCAGCGACTCCCGTTCACCATTCGGAAGTCGGCGTCCCAAATGCACCTTGAGAAGCTGCGTCAAGGCCAACACCAGCCCGGCCAGCGCCCCCACCGTCGCCAACAGTTCCAGCACGCTCATGCGATCAGCCCCTTGTCTTTGAGCTTGCGCGGGCTGATTTTCACGACCCGCTTCTCCCCCGTCCGGGTGTTTTCCACGACGCTGACCCACTCGCCCTCCAGGGGCTGCATGGCCTCGTCGTGGAGCTGGTACCAGTTCAACGGCACCGCCCGGCGGGGCTGATCGACGACCACCCCGCCGCCGCGCCGCCCCCCCCGCGCGGCCTCCACCTCGGCCAGCGTCCGCAGCGCCCCGTGCTCGGCCAGCCAATCCTCGGGGTCGTGGTAGTGCTCGCGGATGTAGTCGGTGGCCTGCCTGCGGGTGTTGTACCGATTCGAGGCCCAGAAGTCCGGCGGCAGCAGCGAGCGCCTGACCTCGAAATGCAGGTGCGCCCACCCCTTCCCGCCTTCCATCTTGCCGATCTGACCGACGATGTCGCCCATTCGGACGGTCTGCCCGACCTGGACCGTGATGCCGTACACATGGCCGTACTGGGTCCAGACGCCGAGGGCGGGGTGATGAATCAGCACGATGCCACCCCACTTCGGGAATGTGCCTGCCGCGACGACCACACCATCCGCGACGGCCCGCACCCGGTTACCGAGGTCGGAGTCCCCGCCGCGCACGTCGTTGAGGTCGATGCCGCTGTGGGCCTGCTTGGTGCCGGGGTAGTAGCCGGGGTCTAAGAAGGCGCACCCCGGCTGAACCGAGTATTTTATTGTCTCTGTCTCTAAAACAGGATTGCACACGGGGGTCATGGTTCCTCCTCGTCCCGCTCGCCGCCGAAGCGCCCCAGCAGGTCAGCGGCGCGTGCCCTGATTTGCTCCCACGAGAACACGCCCGACACAATGTCCCGCAGGAAGTCGAGTACGACCTGGTGGTCGAGCCGCAGGCTTTTCATCTCGTCCTCGACCCGCTGGAGGCGGCCCGACATGACCCGCTGCTCCTCGCGCAGCTCCTTGACCTCGTCCGCGAGGCGGTTGCGTTCGCCTTCCAGCCGGGTGAAGGACGTGTCCTTGCTCTTGCCCAGCAGCGTCCAGACCCCGATCACCACGCCGCCGATGCCTGATATGGAGCCGAGAATCTGCCCCACGGTCAGCTCAGGCCCGGCCACGCTCCACCTCCCGCAGGTAGTCGGCGCGGGCGCGGAGGTCGATGGCGGTCCAGACGCAGTGGACGGCAGCGAAGAGGCAGACGAGCGTGAAAGCGTTCCACCCCAGCGTGAGGTAGGACGCCGCACTGATGGTCACGTACAGCAGCGAGGCGGTCATCATCCCGAACTGCGCCACGCGGGGGCGGCGGGCGAGCAGCAGCCCCAGCCCGACCGCGAGAAAGATCGCAGGCCACGCCCACCCCGGAAGCTGGAAGCCGCCCCAGATTTCGAGCACCCACAGGGTCGGTTTGGCGACCGGGGCGGCGAGGTGCAGGGCGAGGCCGACCATGATCTGCCCGGTCTGCACCTGGGTGGGGTAGCGCCGTTCCATCAGCGGACCCACGGCGCCCCCCGGATGGGCGTATCCACCCAGACGTTCGGCGCCTCGCGGTCCTTGACGTAGGCCGGGGAGAGGACCCAGTAGGTCACCCGGCGGGGGTACCCGGCTCCGAGCCGGAAGTACCCGATGGGGGGCAGGACGCCGCCGTGCTTGGTGATGATCCGCGCCAGCCGCCCGGCATTGCGCGGGCAGGCGTCCGGCAGGCGAATCTCGATCAGGTACTGCTTGAGCCAGGATTTATAGCCGGTCCAGCGGGCCTCCACCGCGCACTCGGGTGGGGAGTAGGCGGGGATGGGGGGTGTGGTCGCCAGGGCGAGGGTGTTCGCCCGTGCGGGTGGGGCGAGCGTGCAGAGGGCCGCCCCCAGGAGCAGGGCGGCGCGGAGGGTGTGGCGCATGGGACTCCGATCTCCCGGCAAGACAGACCCCCAGGGGCCGGGACCCTGGGGGCGGGGTGGGCCTACAGGCAGGCGACGAAGGTGCGGGTAACGTGGCCCAGCAGGTCGATCTGCACCCGCTCCTCCTCAACGACCGCGCCCGGTGCGGCGAGGTTGAGGCCCTGGAAGGGAATCTCCAGCCCCTGCTCACCCCGCAGCGCCCCCACATAGGCGCCGCCGACGCTGGCGCGGACGACGGGCCGCGTGCCTTCCACCACCGGGGTAATCAGGACGCTGGTGGGGAAGTGCTGGAGGCGCACGAGCTGGCAGGCGGGCAGGGGCGCGGGGGCCGGAGTAACGACCACGGGGGGCGGGGTGGGGGCAGGGGGCGTCTGCACCTGCGGGGCGCAGGCGACCAGGGCGAGGGCGAGGAGGAGCAGGACGTGGCGCATGAGTGGACCTCCGGGGGCACCGGCTGGCAGAGCGCGGCCCCAGCACGCCGAGGGATGCTGGGGCCAATGGGGAACCCCCGCGTGGGGCGGGGGCTTTTTGCTGGCCGATGCTGTGTGGCATCACGTCCCTGTCAGCTCCCGCCGCTCCACCCAGTCCGTCCCCAGGACGTGCCCGGAGCCGGTGGTCAGCCTGCGCCAGCCAGTGACGATGGAGCGGCTGCCCGCCGGACCCACCACCACCGGGTCCCCTATGCGGTCGACCAGCACGCCCGCAGGGTACTCGCCCGAGGTCGGCATCTCCTTGGACGCGAGGTTCTTTCCGAGCTCGATCCGGATGCGGCAGGGGTTCCCGCCGCTCACCGTCACGCCGATCTGTCGGGTGATGCGGTAGATGCTCGCCCCAAACACCAGTTTGCCGCCGTCCCCCACGTACACCGCCGTGCCGACCGACTGGCCGCTCCCGTTCAGCGGCACCTCGATCTCGCTGCCGGGCAGGTCCATCCACATCGGCATCTCCGTGCCCGGGACCGCCGCCTCCACCACCAGCCCCATCAGCCCCAGCAGCGTGCCGGGCAGCGAGGGGTTGGCCCACTCGGCGACGGGGAACGCTCCCACGCCCTGCGAGCCGCTTGCCGCCACGTAGCCGTCAAACGAGGGCCGCGCGTTGGGCATCACCCGCGTCTGCCGCCGCTGGGTCTGCCGCGTCTGCACGGCCACAGGCTTGAGGTTCGGTCCCACGTCATCGAGGGTGTCCACCTGCATCGGCTGCTGCGCCATGCCCTGCACCAGTGCGGGCTGGGTGCTCACGATCTCCTCGGCGTTCTGGTAGTTGGTGCGGGTGTTGCCGAAAATGCGGGCGCCGGGGACCTGGGTGTTGATCAGGATGGGGCTCTTTTTGCGGTACTCGGCATAGGCCACTTCCGGCGTCGGCTGCCCATTGTCGTCCTTCTTGTACTCGACATGATCTCGCAGGGCGCTGGTGAAGTCGTTGAACGCGATCACCAGCCCCGGCACCGTCTGGAATTGGCCCTCCCCGACCACCGCGATGTCATAAGGGGACGTGCGGGTCAGCCAGGCCGCAGGGTTGGCCTCCGGGCCAAAACGGTTGCCCAGCAGCTTCATAGAGGAGGTCGGCTCAACGCGCTTCACCCGGATGATGACCTGCGCGAGCGGGTCCAGACAGCCCTCGAAATTGTTGTTCTGGACGCGGGCCGTGGGACCTTCGAGGATCAGGTACGCCGCCTTGCCCATCCCGAAAATGCTGTTCTGGACCTTGAACAGATCGCAGTAGGGGGCCTGCCGGAGTGCGCCCTCGTTGCCGGTGAAGATGCAGTGGTCGGCTGTCAGAAAATAGACGCTCTGGCCCGTATCCACCGCGAGGCCCTTGCCACCCCGGAACTCGGCGCGGATGAGGTTGACGATCGGCTGAATGGTGCCGCCCAGCAGGAGGCCACGTCCGGCCAGCAGATCGAAGGCCACGTCCTGGAGGTGAAAGACGGACAGGTTGTTGTCGTTCTGGGTGTAGTCGGTATCGCCGCCCACCTTGTCCCCGTTCACAATCAGGGCATGGCCGTCCCCCTGATTTCGCAGCACCGCCCCACGGGGGATCAGTCCCGTCAGCGCGAGGTTCCCCTCAATGATCGGCGTCTGCCCCAGGTCGAAGGCGAAATCGTAGATGCCGGGCCGGAGCTTGATTTTCCCTCCTCCGGTCAGGAAGTCGGGGATGCGGAAGTCGCGCTGACTCGTGGCCCAGTCCGCGATCCGGGCGATGCCCTGAGCGTTCTGCGTTTCGGTGGCTCCGGCTCGCAGCCCGAAATAGTCCCCCTCGGCCTCGGGCATGACCCGGATGCCACGTTTCCCTTGCGCGAGTTGCACGACGAGAGCGCCATCCGCATCCGGGGCAGAGCCGTCCGGCACCACCCGGAGCGGCCCCAGGTCGTCATAGATCATGTTCAGCGTGCCGGGGTCGTGATTGGCAAGGTCGGCGGTGCGGGCCTGGAGGTTGCGACGAATCATGTTGACCACCGGGGCCGAGGCCGCCCCCTCCCCCATCTGCACCCACGCCCCATTGCGCCTCTCGTGGTTCAGGCGCGAGGCCAGCGTGTAGCTGCGGGTCCCGTTGGCAGGCGCGGCGGCGTTGCGCTCGGCGTCGGTGGTGTAGGTCACGTCCACAGCGGCGCGTTGCAGGGCCTCGGCAGCGGCGTCCTGCACCTGTTGCGTGGTCTGCGCGGTAGCGGCCAGCGCATCCTCTACACGCTGACGTTCGGTCGTCAGGTCCAGCGTGGCCGCCGTGACACTTTGTGCTGCCTCCAGCGCCGCTTCCTCCGCCGCGCGGAGGCTCGCCAGCTGCTCCGGCGAGACGGCCAGCGCCTGTCCCGCCCGGTGCAGCGCGTTCACGTCTATGAAGGCAGCGTCTGCCGCCACGATGGGCCGGAACGTTACCGAGGCCACGGGCGTGTGACCCTTCATCACCCGCAGCACGTACAGCGGCGGGAGGGGGTCACGCCCTTCTACAGCGGCGGTGAGGTCATAGGGGTCGGTGCCGTTTGCGGCCTTCAGCCAGCCCCCGGCGTCAATCACGCCGTCCGGGAGGCCCGTGGCGCTGCCCACCCCCATGAGAGCGTTGTCCGCCCCGGCAGGCGCACCCTGCACGGTCAGGCGGGCGATCAGGGGCGAGGTATCCCCCGCCCGGTCATGCTTGTATCTCAATTCCATTCAGGACCTCACCAGAAAAGGGGCGAATCGCTGTCGGGGTCGGGCACCTCGGCGGGAATGAGGTGCAGGCTGACCTCCGCCCAGCAGGACGGGCCGCGCCCCATCGGGACGGCGTGCAGGAAGCCGCCCGGCTGAAGGGCCACGGGTTCCCGGTCATCCCGCCGAATGTGCGTGGCGGCTCTCACGGCCCGGTTCAGGTCCGCGAGATAGAGGGACAGCTCCCGCTCCGACCGGAACCGCTCGCCATGCACGCCGATCACGGTGCCCTGAAGGACGATGGACGCGGGGGCGGGCAGGCCGTCCGAGAGGTCGTAGACCTGGGTATAGCCGCGTGCCCGGACGAGGTTGGGGCTGGCCTGGGTCAGGGCCAGGGCAGCGGGGCGGAGGGTCTGGGGCAGGGCCACTTCCCCGTCTGGGGTGAGCAGCCAGTAGTGCTCGGCGTGGCCCTCCGGGGCGTAGCTCGGTGTGGGCAGCATTCAGCGCCTCCTCTGGCCCGGATAGGGCAGGGCACCCGTCAGGAGTTTGGTGCTGGCCTCGCCCCGGTGCCACGTCACCTGAGCGCCCGCCACCATCTGCGAGCGCCCCCCCGGCAGGCCATGCACGCGCAGCGGGGGCACATGCACGCCGGGCAGCGAGAACTCATAGGTTGGTCCCACCACGTAGGGCGCTCCCCAGCCCGGAGGCCGGGGCCACTCGCCGTAGAGCAGGTGGGAGTAGCGGTCGTATTCCCGCGTGGCGACGAGTTCAAAGGCGTTCAGCCCAAAACGGTTGCGCGTCTCGGGCGTGCTGCCTGCGGGTACGTCGCCATTCACCACCACCCACACCCGGCGCAGGTGGCGGTTCTGGGGGTTGTCCTGCCACATCTCCGCCGGGAGTTCCCAGTCCTGGGTGAACGTCCCCGACATGGCGACGGCCATCGGGGGCAGGCTCAGCAGCTCCCAGCTCGGCGTCCCCTGTTGATCGGAAAACTCCATCCGAAGCGTGAAAAAGACGCTGTGGGGCGTCTTAATTTCAGAGACGTAACGCATCCGCAGTTTGACGCCCCGTAGCGGCCCGTGGTCCAGCACCCGCAGTCCCGCCGAGGGCAGCCAGTAGGCGGGCGGGAGGGTGGCAATCCACGTCCGCTCGCTGTTCAGGCCCTCGACCGGGAACGTGACGCCCAGCGTGCCCGCCATGTCTGCCGGACGTGCCTCCTCCACCGTCTCGGTCATCGGGTCCAGCGTCACCCGCTCGGTGCGCCGGGGCGCGTAGGGCGGCACATCCCCCCGCGAGAGCCGCCGCACCGGGTAGCCCTCGCCCGCCTGATACAGCAGGTCGGTGACGTAATCGGTAACGGTGTAGCCCAGCGACCGCAGCCCGTAGGCCCGGTGGTCCAGCGTGTAGGACGCCGCGTCCGGGGCAGCCCCCGGCACGCCGAACACCCCGGAGAGGTCCGCTGCGACGCCGAACTCCCCGTCCGGGTGCGCGTCCAGCGCAGCTTCCAGCGCCTCCCGGCGCGTCTGTCCATCTCCCACAGCGGGCGCGTCCACCCCGTAGGCGGCCACCCCGCCCGGCGTGAGCAGCCCGCCGTCCAGCGGGTGCGCGGGGCCGTTCACGGGGTCGGGGGTGGCGGGTTGCCCGAGGTAGGCCCCTTCCACGCCGCTCAGGGCCACGCCGCTCACCTCGCCGGGCCGCGTGACCGCCGCTTCCGCGATGCCCGCCGCGACGTACCCCGTCCCGTGCTCCGATTCCAGCCGCACCCGCACCAGACGCGGCCACGCCCGGTCCTCCCACGCCGGGGGGACGTGGGCGAGGCCAATGTTCCCGTCCCGCAGGGTGCCGAGGCTGCCGAAACTCAGGGTCACGGTGATGCCCTCGGCTCCCAGCACCTCGTCTGGGGTGCCGAACGGCGGCGCGTCGTGCGCCTCAAACGAGAGGCGGGCAGGTCGCCACGCCTGCCCGCCCTTGCCTTTGGTGATGTTCAAGCCTGCCCTCCCTAGCGCAGAGCGCCCCAGTCTGTTTCTGCCCGCGTGAGCAGCCGCCCCATGCGGTCCACGTTCGCCCCGAACTGCCCGACGTAGCCGCCGAATTGCGTGATGGTGGGCGGCAGCACCTGAGCCAGCGACAGAACGCTGCTGCTCAGAGTGCTGAGCACGTCAAAATTGAGCGTGCTGGTGATGCTCTGCGGCATGTCCACCTTCACCGTCTTGAGGCTGGGGGCGGTCAGCTCGGTGGGACTTTCGCCGTTCATGACGCTGAGGGACCGTTGGAGCGATTCGATTTCCGCCCGCAGCCGGTCGCGCTCGGCCTGAGAGGTCGTGGCGTTGTACTCGGCCTGAAGCGCGGAAATGCGGTTTTGCAAGGCCGCGATGCTGCCCGCCGCCGCCTCCGCCTCCCCGCTGAGCCGCGTGAGTTCCTTTTGCTTGGCCTCGATCTCGGAGCGCAGCCGCTCCCGCTCGGCGTCGGTGGTGGCGAGATTGAGCTGGTTCTGGAGTTTGCTGATTTCGCCCTGAAGCGCCGCGATGCTGCCCGCAGGCCCCGCCCCCTGCCCGAATCCCGCGAGGCCGGGCGCGGTGGCCTTCCAGCTCTCCTGAATGCTCTGGTACTCGGCGCGGATGCCCGCCATGTGCTCGTCGAGTTGCTTCTGCTCATCGGCACTGATGCTGCCGTCCTTCATCGCCTCGGCGCGGGCATCGGAGTACGCCTTGAGCTTTTCTTCCATCTTGGAGGAGGCGAGGATGGCTTGCAGGGCCATCTTTGCCACCAGGGTATTGAGGGACTTCTCAAAGGCGGCTTCCACCCCAGTCCAGTCGCCTGTCTCAAAGGCGTTCATGAGGCCGGATTCGATGGCCCCGCTGATCGTCTGTCCGAGTTCCCCGAAGATTTCAGCGGCGGCAATCTGGAGCTTGGCGGCCTCATCGGAGAGCACCTTCGGCGCGGTGCCGGAGATGCCCCACCACACGCGCTTCCAGAATCCGGCGTTGGCAAGGTTTTCCCGCTTGGCAGCATCTTCCAGCAGCGAGGCGCTGTAGGGATTCTTGAACATCCCCACCTGTTCGCCTGCCACCTTCTTCTGAGCGTCGGCCACCTCCAGAAGGTTTTTCCTCCACGCCTGGAACGCCGGGGACAGGTTGAGAATGGCGTCCCCGATCTGGCCGATGAGGTTGATGCCAGAGGCGACCACGCCCAGGAAGCTGCCCACAGCGGAGAGGCCCGCACCGAAGGATTTAGCGAAGGCGGGGCCGATCTGTTGCAAGCTGGCCCGCCCCTGCTCAAAGGTCTTGAACAGGCCAGCGGCGGCGCTGCTCAGCTTGCCCCACTCGCTCAGACCGAAGGCGTCCAGCACGGCGGCAAAGCCCCGCCCTAGATCGTCCAGTCCTTGCCCCAGCGTGGCAACTTCCTCCGTCGCCTGGGCGAGAGGCGGAATCATGTTCCGCAGTCCCGCCGCGATGTCCCGGTAGAGCGCGGCCAGATCGTGCTTGCCCTGCGCTTCCGCCATCGCCGCCATGCGTTCCATCTGATGCGTGACGGGGCCGAGTTGAGAGGCAAACTCCTCAGCGGAGATTGCCCCCGCCTCGAAATCCGCCACGATGCGGTTGGCCCGCTCGCTGACCTCTTCAAAACGGCGCTCATCGTCGGTCAGGCCGATCTCAATCGGCGTCCCGTTGATGCTGTCAATGATCTGCTTGAGCAGGGTCAGCTCAGCCGTGGTCAGTTCCCCGGCCTGACGTGCTTTCTCCAGCTCCCCGGTGACGGCTTCCAGGGTCACGGGGTCTTTCAGCGCGTCCCCCATGCCCCAGAGCGTTTCGGAGAACTCGGCAAAGCGGTTCTGCGGCCCGCTCCCCGCGTCTGCCGCCCGGTCGAATCCGTCCCGGATGCCCTCGGCGGTGGCCGTCGCCAGAATCTCCCGGTAGCTGTCGGCGTCCTTCACGCCCGCTTCCAGCGCCCCGCCGATCGTGGGCGGGAGCGCCTTGCCCATGTCCGAGGCCATGAACTCGGCTATCTCTGCCGTGATGCCCTGGATTTCTACCGGGTCAACCGCAACTTCCAGCCGGGAGAGGAGTTCCTGCGCTTTGATCGCGCCTTGGAGTAGGTTCCCCAGCGGTGTGTCTTTCTGTGACAGAGACGCGAAGACCGAGCGCAGTTCCTCGATGGGTTGGCCCCAGAAGGCGCGGGCGAGGTTTTCCGCTTCCCCCTCGGCCATGTTCCCGGTGGCCGGGTCGAAGGCGTCCGGCTCATTCTGGATACCCCGGCCCGCGAGGTTGTCCCCAAACTCAATCGGGCCACCCGTCAGACCCTCGTTTATGCGGTTCCACGCGGCCCACAGCGCCTCTGCCGCGTCCTCCGCGAGTCCCGCCTGTTCGATCAGTTGCCCCAGCTCGTCCCGGCTGAGCATCCCCACGCCGTCTATGGCGTTCTGGAGGTCGAAGAAGTCCCCTGCGGCGTCCTCTGCCGCTACGCCGATACCGCGCAACTCATCGTCGGTGGCATACAGCAGCTCGCCATTCTCCCCCACCCGCGCCACACCGGAGGCGATGAGGTTCAGGGTGGTGGACAGGTCCGCCCCGGTGGTGATGAGGCCCCACACGCTCTTGCGGGCCAGCTCCATGTGTTTATTGGTGGTCAGGCCCGCAGCGGCAGCGGCCTGCCCCAGCAGGTTGAAGGCTTTGGTGGCCTCGTGCTGCTGATCGGCCCCGAACTCGCCAGCGGCGACCTGGGCGCGGATGGATTCGGCCAATTTGGAGTATTCGGAGCGGAGACGGCGCACCGTTTCGGCCTGCTGCTCCTGGGCCTGCTGGATGGTGGCGTCCCGCTGGCCGCGTGCCACTAGCTCGGCGTTGTTGTAGCGCCCGTTCGCCGCGTCTATCAGGCGTTGACGGGTCGCGGCGGGGAGATCGGTGCGGTTCTGGGCCTCCCGCACTTCCTTGTCCCGCAGGGCATCGGCCACGCGCAGGCGGGCCTGATACTCGTCTTCCGCCTGACGCTTGACGAGGGCGAGGCGCTGCGCCCCCGTCCCCTTGAAGGCGGCGAGTTCCTGGCGGTTCAGTTCAATGGTCCGGTCCAGGGCTTGCTGGGCCTCTGTCACGGAGAGCTGGCGGTTCTGATCGGCAATCCTCGCCCGCAGCGCGGCCTGTTCACGGGCGCGGCGCTTGTCCGCTTCTGTGGCCGCCTGGGCGGCCTGCTCTGTGGTGCGGGTGATCTCGGCTTGTGCGGCGTCATTGGCCGCAGCCTCGGCGGCGTAGGCTTGCCGCACCCGCCGCACCCGCTCCTTTTCGATCTTGTCTGCCGACAGGACACCGAGTTTGGTTTGCTCATCCGCCCACGCTTGCGCGGCTTGGATGGCCTGATTCCGCACTTTGGCGTTGATGCTCCGCTCGGCGGCGAGGATGGCCGGGGCGGTCTTTTCGATGATCGCGGCGCGTTTGGCGGCATTGTCGCCCGCCGCGTCCAGTTCTTCCTGCTGACTGCGCTTGAGGGCGGCGAGGGTGCGCTGGGCATCTGCGATCTTGCCCGCCGTGACCTCAGCGCTGATCTGCCGTTCCAGCTCGGCGCGGCGCTGGGTGCGGGCGCGGGAGTCCTTGTCGGCCTGATCGTCCAGCCGGTCCCGGCGCTCAATCTCAGCCCTTGCCGCCTTCCACTTTTCGAGGGTCAGCCCGTTTTCTCCCACCGTGCCGTTCGCCAGTTGCTCCAGGCGGGCGCGCGAGGCGTTGCGGAGGGCTTTTTCGAGCTTCTCCTGGGCGCGGATTTCGGCCTGGGTGCGGGCGGGTGCGCCGTCGCGCTCGGCCTGACGGCGGGCGTCTTCGGCTTGCTGCTGACGGGCGCGGTAGGCCGCAGTCTCAGCGGTCAGGACCGCTTGACGGGCTTTGGATTCGCCTACCCATGTGGCGATGTTCTGCTCTGCCGTGGCAATGGCCTGAGCGCTGCCCGAAGCGCGGGCCTTGTCGAGGTCTTTGATCAGCCGGAGGGCATCAGCCCCCCACCTGCGAAGGTCGGCAGAGGTGGCGATATAGGTGCCGCTGGCCGATTTCGCCGCCCCGGTTTGGCTGTCCCGCACGGCTTGAGCGGCGCGGGCGTTTTCTTTGCTCTCTTTGGTCCAGTTGGCGAGGGCCTGAGAAGCGGCATCGTAAGCGATCTTGAGGCCGTTGTCGCCCGGCTTGGCTTGCATGGCCTTCTTCGCCTTCTCCACGGCGGCCAGGAGCTGCTGGGCTTTCACAATCTGAGCGGCGGTGATGGGGCCTTCCTGCTCATCACCCCCGCCCGCCCCGCCCCCCGTGGCCGTAGGCTTCGGAGACTGAACCAGACCCGCCGCCCGCCCGAGGTCAGACGCGCTCATGTAGCCCGTCACGCGCCCGAGACGGTCAATGTTGACGTTGCCGACCGGGTTGACGCCGGGGGAGATGCCCCGCCCCTGTGCGTCGAACTTGCCCCCGTTGGCGGCGTAGGTCACGCGGTTGTTGCCGCGCACCATGCCCCCGCCGATATAGATACCGACGTGGTTTTGCCCGCCCTCGGTGTAGAACACCGTGTCGCCAGGCTTGAGGTCAGACACACCCTTGTAATCCCGCATGAGGCCAGCGGCCTTGACGCCCGCCGCCGCGTCCCGTGCGTCGATTTCGCCGTTGCCGTCCCGGTCCTTTTGAAACAGGCTGTTGACGTATCCGGCCACCCGCTGATCGGCCTTGCCGAGTGTCAGGCGCACCCATTGGGCGCAGTAGTTGACGACCTCATCGGCAGTCCTCACGCCCGTCTGCCGGATGGACTGCCGCACCACATCGCCCTGATAGGCGGTGCTGTTCGTGGCGGCGTCATAGGCATCGGGGGAGGCAGCCCCTCCCCCCGTCCCGCCCGGCTGGGGTCCAAAGGTGCCCCCGTTGGCGGCGTATTCCTCTGCCCGGAGCGCCGCGTCTTCCGCCTTCGCCTCGGCAATCAGGCGCTTGAGGCGGCCAATCTCGGCCAGGATTTGCGGCAGGAAGTCCTCACGAATCCGGGCCTTCTCTGCCGCGTCCACATTCGGGTCGCGCAATCGGGCATAGGCGTTTTGCCGGGCGGACTGCTGCTCCTCAAGTTGACGCTCAAGGTTCATCACGTCCTGGCCGCTGGACTTGAGCCGCTTGGCCTGCATCCACTTCTCTAGGACTTCGTTCGCCTTGTTCAGCAGCTCATTGAGGCCGCTCAGCACGTCCACTTTGAACGGAGCGAACACCTCCCCCATCCCGGCCATGAGGCGTTCCCAGTTGGCCTTCAACTTGTCATTTTCGGCCTGAACGGTGGACGCCATCTTGCCATAGGCCACTTCGGTCGTGCCGGAGGAATTGCCGATAGCGGCGATGTTCTCCCCCATGCGCTTGAACTCGCCGGAAGCAATGGAGGTCGCAGCGGTGACAGCTTCCACCCCGCCGAACAGGACGCCCATTTTCTCGGTCGAGCCGCCTGTCTTGGCAATGACCTCTTGGAGAACGCCCGTCAGCCCCTTGCCCTTGAGCGCCTGCTCGTTGAAGGCGATACCCAGCTCCTCGGCCAGCCCCGACGCCTCCTTAGACGGCTTGGTAATGGCCGAGATCATGGACCGGAGGTAATCCACAGCAGAGGACGCCTGCACGCCGTTCGCCGTCATGGTGGACAGCGCGGCCAGCACCTCGTCCAGGCTCACGCCCGCCTGTGAGCTGATCGCCGTGACCATGCCGAGGGACTGCGCCAGTTGCTCAAAGCTCATCTTGCCGAGGTCAACGGCCTTGAACAGCTTGTCCGACACGTCCCCGGCGTCTTCGGCGCTCAGCTTGTAGGCGTTCATGACGCTGGTGAGCACATCGGTCGCCACGGCGGTATCGGTTGCGCCCGCCTTCGCCAGCTTCGCCGCCTGCTCCAGAAACTTCAGCGAGGCGGCCATGCTCTCGGTTCCGGCGACTCCAGCGCCGAGAATGTCATACAGGCCAGCGTTGAGGCTCTGGAAGCTCGCGCCCATCTCGGCGGACAGGCGCAGGATTTCCTGCCCGGTCCCCCGGAGTTGCTGAGGCGTTTTGTCGGTCAGGGTGGATACTTTCGCCAGCCCATACTCAAACTCAGCAAAGACGTTGATCGCGGCATTCACCGGGGCGACGACCGCCGCCGCCGCCGCGCCCACGGAGGCAATCGCGGCCCCCGCAGGCCCGGCCACGCCCACAATCCCGGTCAGGCTGGCGGAGAGTCCCCCAGCGCCCGCCGTGAGCCGCCCGAAGGCCGCCCCGATGCCCCCACCCGCCCCGCCGCCGCTCAGGGCAGAGGTCAGGCCCGTGACGGCGCTGTCTACGGCGGGAGAGGCTTGCTTGACCCCATCCGCGAAGCCCTGCCCCGCGTCTTGCCCCGCCTTGACGAACTTGCCGCGTGCATCTCGGAGGCGACCATCTGCCCCACGTGTGATGCCCTCTCCGAGCTGCTGGCCCGCCTGAGTGCCCACGCTGCCCAGCCCGCCCACACTGGCCGAGAGGCCGGAGCGGAGGCCCTGCCCCATCTGCTGCCCGGCCTGCCGGGATTCCTGCACGGCAGCCGCGAGGCCCTGCGTGAGCCGCTGCCTATCGGCCTCGATGATGACTTTGAGAACGTCAATAACGTCCGCACCCTGTCCGGTCATGTTTCACCCGCCCTCTGGGGGCCAAAGAAAAAGCCGCCCCGGAGGGCGGCGATGGAGGTTCGGTCACGGCTAGCCCGGTCGGGCGTACACGATTAGGCGGCAGTGGCTCATGCCCGCCTGGGTGCGGAGGAAGTACACGCCCGGCTCCACATCGTTGACCCGCACCGTCTGAAAGATGCTGCCCGGCGTGCCGAGGGGCAGCCCGTCTTCCTCACCGTAGCGGATGAGGCGGGCCTGCGCCGCGCACTCGCGGAAGGACTCGCCCGGTTGTAGGCCGAGGTCAAAGGTCATGTCTCCCCCGGAGAGCCGGAAGGGGCGGGAGTCCCCCACGGGGGCCACGATCTCCCCCGTGCGGCCCTCCCGGTCGGGCTGTAGCGTCCCGTCCGGGTCACGGCTCTGGCAGGCGGTGAGGGCGAGCAGACAGAGCAGGGCGGCGCGTTTCATGTTGCCGCCGAGGGTAACACTCATCCGGTGGTCAGGCAGTCGAAAACGTGCTGACTAACATACCCGCACCGCACCGCGAGCCGCAGATCAGTCTCAGCCGCCGCGCTGTCGAGGAAGCTGGCCTTCCACCCCCGCGCTGTCCGCATAGATTCGGGCACGGCAGCGGGGTGCATGAGTTCATGGGCCTGCTTGTCAATCTTGGCCCCCATAGCTGACGCGGCGAGAATGCCCGCCTGTGTGACGTGCCAGTCGCGCAAAAATTGCAACTCGGGCACAAGCTCCAGCGCCTCCCGTGCCCACTCCCACGGCCACAGCCCCACCGCGTCGGGCGGGGTGCTGTAGTGATGGGCGAGGCGCAGCCGGAGGCGGGGCCAGTTCAGCGGCTCGGCGTCCCGGTCAGCTTCGCCAGAGCCGCCGTCACTTTTGGGCCGTTCAGCGTCTCCCGAATGGCCTCCACAATCGCCAGCACGCCCAGCGACGTGTCCTCATCCAGCCGGGTATGCGGTTCCAGCGTGAAGGGCGTGGCGGGCTTGAGACGGCCATTCACGGCGGCGGGGGCAAGGTGCCGGATGAGCGTAAACACGTCCCCGCCTTCCTTCAGGGCGAGGTCATACGCCTCAACCTCTGCGAATCTTGGAGCGCCGTCAAACGGCACGTCCTGGCCGCAGAGTTTAAGGTTGCGCGTTTTGCTCGCCATCATCCACCCCTATTAAAAAATCCCGGTACATCCCAGCCTCCAGAGGCTCCGGCAGATGCACCGTGACAGGTTCTTTTGTTTCGGTATCTGTGACCCGGAAGCCCGCATAGCTCGCGGCCTCAAGGTCAACCTCAGCCACGAGCCGCCCCACCCGGACGCCCCCCTCAGCGGGGGAGCAGTCCAGGCACAGCAGGCGGGCATGGCCGTCAATCGCGGCCACGATCAACATTAGGGCGTGGTGTCCTCAGCGTCCTCCAGGCGGGCGGAGGCGACGAACGCGATGCTCACCTCAGCGGCCCCGTCCTGATTCAGCGTGTAGCTGAAGTTGTTCAGGAAGCCCTGATAGGCCCGCACGAACTCCACCGCCCCCACCCGCTCGCCCGCGATGACGCGGAAGGCACAGGGCGCATTGTCTTCATAGGTGTCCAGCATGGCCTGGAACGTGGCATCCGAGGGAATCAGGAACGCGGTAAAGCTGATGCTGGCCGTCCGGTCGCCGTCCGCCGTCTGAGCGGCGAAGGCTCCCAGGGCGCTGGAGAAGTCGGCGTAAGTCTGAGTGCCGCGCTGATCCGAAACCTGAACGCTGCCGCGAGGGGTGACGGCGACGAACGCGCCCAGCACCGCCCCGGCGTAGGGGGCAAACTCCAGCTTGGCCTTGCTGCGGACAACCAACTTGTTAACGTCGGGCATGTGAACTCCTGTGCCGTCTCAGCGGCATGAAAAAGCCCCCGCGCTGAGCAGGGGCAGAAGAGAGGCTTAGGGTCTAGAACTCGCGCTCAGCGCCGAAGCGGTAGCGATACCAAAGGTTCCCCCCGGCGTCCCGCTGCCCCTCGTGGGTGAGCGGCTGCCCGGAGGGGCGCAGGGTCCAGCCTGCGGCGTCTAAGGCGTTTTCCGCCTGTTCGCCCAGCACCCCGGCGCGGCTGTCCGATTTGGCGAGCGTCCACACGTCTATCTGGAGTTCGACCACGTTGTAAGCGCGGCCCTCGAAGGTGCCCACAGGCGGGGCGCTCACTAGCGTGAGGACGATGTATTCCCCGGAGGCGGGCCGGGTGGCGTCGGCATACAGGACGGGCACGCCGAGCGGGGAGAGAAGGCTCTTTGCCTGGGCGCGGGCCTCAAGGACAGCAGGCATCACACCCTCCGTTTGGCGCGAACGGCGGCCACGGCGGGGCGCATCCAGGGGCGAGCGGGTTGGAGCCGGGTGCCGAACTCATGGGCAGGCCCATAGACCGCCGTGCTGGCCCCGTTCTCCGGGTTCTTGACGGCCACAAGGCCCACCTGAACTTCCAGAGGGCCAGTGATGGCGACTTGCACCGCATTACGCAAGGTGCCTGTCTGAGGGCTAAGCACGTCCCCGCTGAGGTTCTGCCGCGCTCCGGCCTGAATGTCGAGGGCCAGGGGCATCAGGTGTTGCGCCATGACCTTCTTTTCCAGCCGGGCCAGAATGCTCTCCACGCTCATCCCGACCTCCCACACAACGCCGTGACCCGCTCCACACCCGACACCTGAGTCACGCTGAGCGGCACAGACTCGCCAGTGGCGAGCGTCACCATCAGGGTCATCTCCGGCGTAAGGGGCGCGGGAGCGTCAATCACCACACGCCACACCTCCGCAGTGGAGGCGAGGCCCGCTTTCGTCGCATCTTCCGCGCTGAGGCGGGCGGCGTGGCAGGGGTAGGTGGGGCCAGGAAGGGGTGGGCCGGGTTCAACGTTGCCGAACTCGTCTTCAATCCCCGGCCCCGCTGCCCCCGGAAGCTGCACGGTGGCATCGTGGGGGGCAAGCCGGGCCATCTCCCGCCCCATGCGGCGCAGGCCATCACGAATGGTCATTTCATGGTCACCTCCATTTGATAGTTGACAACAACCAAAGCGGGGAGTACGATACGGGCATCAGAGGGAGTCACAAAACCAAGCCTCTGAACAGGAGCCGAACATGAGCGTCATCAAAGCTGACCGCCTGGCCGTTGAGAACTATGCCCGCGAGTGCGCCAAGGCCGCCTACTACGACCTGAACGAAGCCGAGCAGGTCCGCAGCCTCCAGCGGAGTAACACTGAGGTGGCAGCTCTGTACCTGATTGACCAGGACGGAGTGGAGCTCACCGACGAGGACCGGGAGGCGTTCGGGGCAGAGTACAAGCGCGAACTGCAAGAGCTGCGCGAAGGTTGAACCAGAAGCCACGGCCCCGCCCCCAGTCACGGGAGGCGGGGCTTTTGCCGCGCTGCCAGAACCCTATCGTTCGGGGATGCGGCGCGGCGCGTTCGGAGCCGAACAGGAGGAGTATATGGCAAATCCCAATCCCCGTAAACGGCAACCCGGAGAGGGCCGCAGCGTGCGCCTCAGCGCCTACCTGACCACCGATCTGGAGGCGCAGTTAGAGACGCACCTGAGCGGCATGACGCCGTACCAGCGCAGCCGGGAGATAGCGCGGCTGCTGATGTGCGGCCTGGAGGTTGAAGCGCAACCTCCGGGCCAGCCGCGTAAGAGCGACTCTTAATACAGCCGGGACAGCGGTTTTCGGCGGCGTTGGTTCTCTTCCTTCTGCCACGCCGAATACTCCTTGGCTTCCGCGCGGCTCATCCTTGCGCCCAAGTCTTTGCCGGTAAATAACGCTGCTTCTGCCGCTCGGCGCGCTTCCTTAGCCATTTGCAGGAAGCGCGCCTTTGCATCAGCGTTCTTTTCCACAGAAGCCTTTTGTTTGTTGTTGCGTTCTTCTTGCCGGTATCGCAAGGCCGTTTTGGCCATCTTTGAGCGCAGGTTCTTGGCCTCGCGGGACAGGTAGCCACGCTCATTTGCCCTATTGACGGCAGCGACCCGCTCGGCCCTGCTCGGCCTGCGCCGGAGCGCGGCGCGGGCCTTGTTCGGGGTGGTAGTCCACGCCACGCCTGCTGCCTTTCTTGCGTGTGAACGCCCCGACCGCCCAGAGGTAACGGACTTGGCGGGCCGTCAGATTTCTCTTTGCCATGTCACCCCTCAAAGACGATGCCCACGCTCCCACTCCCCCGCGTGGCCTTGCTCGGCTGCGGCGTGGGCGTGGTGAGGCGCGTGAACTCTGCCCGCGCCGTATCCCGATCATCTTTGGCAGCGGCCATGCGTGCGGAGATTTCTGAGCGGCTGAAGCTGCCCTCGGCACCGGAACCCGCAGACAGTTCATGTCGCAGGCGCAGGTATTCGAGGTGATGAAGCTCCCCCAGCGCCCACCACCGCTGAGCCGTTTCAGATTCTGAAAGGGTCGCCGCCTCGTCGAGGAGGGCATCTACCAACCCGGCGTGTTCGCCCTCGCTCATGCCCAGCGCGGATGGGGGGACGCGCAGGGCGAGGTACTGGGCGGGGTCCATGCTTACTCGCTGGCCTTACGGCGGGCGGGCTTGGCGGGCGCGTCCTCACCCTCGGCGGCGGCCTGGGGCGTCTCCACGGGCTGTCCGGCCTGCCCCAGCCACTCGGCCAGTTCAGCGGGGACCGTCACGCCCTGGCCGGGGCCGTACTTCTTGCCCTTCCAGATGTACGTGCCCGTCAGGTTCAGCCGCGCCATCACGCCACCTCCGTCCGCAACAGGTAGAGCTTGCTCACGTTCTCGATCACGGGCAGCACGTTCGCCACACCTTCCACGCGGGCGCTCCAGGGGCGCTCCTGCGGGGTGTAGATGCGGCCCCAGCGCCCCACGGCCCCGGCACCCTCAACGGTCGGGCCGATGTGGGTGTAGCCGAGCGCGTTCTGCTGAGTAGGCGTGCCGTCCACACTCAGGATGTTGTCAATCTGGTTGTCCCCGACCGCGACGATAGTGCCGTCCGGGATGAACTGCACCTGCACGGTGTTCCGGGGGTTGCCGGGGATGGGCGCAAGCACCGTGCCGACGCGGGAATACCCGATCAGCGTCACGGTAGAGCGGGCGTCCCGGTCCAGGGCGATGGCGTCCCCGCTCTCGTTGTACACGCCCCGGCGCAGGGTGACGCGGCGGATGTTGCCCGTGGTCACGTCATTGGTGACGATGGCCTTGTTCGCGTCATTGTCCAGAATCATGTCCAGCGTGTCCCCGCTGGTGATGAAGGCCCGGACGCTGCGGAGCGCCTTGCGAGCAGCCCGGAGGTCCGCCCAGAAGGTGCTCTCACTGCCGCCGTAGCCCGCCAGCCCGGTACGGGTCGCCTGCACGTTTTTAGCGGGCAGGCCGTAATCCACGCTGACTTTTTTGCCTGCGAAGGTCCATTCGATCTTGCCCGTGGTGAGGGCCTGCGCCCGCATCCATTCCTCAGTGTCGTCGAGGGCCTGGAGGATGCCCTTTTCGTACAGGTTGAGGATGGCGTTGGTCATGATGGCCTGCGGGTCAGCGGGGACCGTGCCGAGGCCGACGCTCTGAATGAACGCCTGAATCTCGCGCGTCTTCGCTTCCGGCATGGTGAGCGCCTGGGCGATCTTCAGCGTCCCCTCGTGGAAGTCGCTGGCCTCGATGAAGCTGCCTTCGGGGTAGGGGCTATCCATCCCGACCATGCCCGCCATCGTGCTCACCACGCGCATGGTGCCGGTGCGGGCATCAAAGGTGGGGCGCAGAATGGGCGGGAGCACCGAGGTCAGCAGGTAGTCGGTGGTCGCGGGGCGGGTGTTCGCCAGTTGGGTAATGCTCACCGGATCAAGGTTCCGGGTCACGTCATAGAACGTCGGTGCCATCAGCTAGCCCCCCTCACGTCAGCGTAGGTTTGCAGGTAGAAATGTGGAGCGAGGGCGGCGGCCTTCGCCTGGGTCGCGGCGGGGAGCAGATCGGCATAGACGTTGCCCCCGGTGTACGCGCCGTATCCGCTCAGGGCGGCCACGCGGCTCCCTTCCACGGCGTCCGTGACAAGCAGCAGGGGGCGGCCCGTGGTGTGGGGCACGAACTGGCCGGAGGTGGCGTCCAGCTCGCCCACGGTCCCGGCGGGAATGACGCGGCTGCCCGCCGTGCCGTAGCTGGCATCGGTGAAGGCGGCGAAATTGACGATCACGCCGCTGCCGTGGTGGTCCATGCTGGCCGGGTCAGCGACGAACCCGGCGAGCGTCTCGGTGAACAGATTCCTACGGGTGGGCATCAGAACCCTCCTTGTGTGGGTGCCGGAGTCGCCAGCAGGTCAACGGGTTGCTCTGCGGTCTTCCGGGCCTCGATACGGGCTTGTACGGGGTCTACGGGCCTCGCATTCCCCCCCCGTTGCCCCGTAGGCAGCGGCGCGGGCGCGGGCTTGTCGGGCTGGGCGGCACCGAGAAGCTGAATGGATTTCAGCTCGCTCAGCGGCTTGAACGTGTCGCCCTGGGGAATGCCCCATTGCTCGCTCTCAGAGCCGTCTGCGGCCTTCACGGTGCGCTTCTCCAGGGTCTTGCCCTCCAGAATCTCCGCGAGGGCGTCAGCGGGCTTGCCGAGGGCCTGGGCGGCTTCGGTGAGCGACACTTTGCGCTCCAATTCCAGCGCCCGGCCTGCCGCGTCCCTGACGGGCCTCACATGCTCCGCAATGGCGGCGGTGAGGTCGTCATCACTGGCGCTCTCAGGCAGCTTCTCCAGACGGTCCAGCAGGGCGTCAGGGTCAATCCCGGCAGCTTCCAGGGCGGCGGCGTACACATCGGCCTCTGCCTGAGCAGCTTCGGCCTGCTGCTGCGCCGTGACCGCGTCTTTGAGGGAGGCAGCGCGGGTGTCGAGGTCGTCGGCTTCCGGGTCCAGCCCGGCAGCGGTGAGGGCAGCAGTGAGGCGCTGAATGGTGTTCTGCGCGTTCGCGTGCTTCGTGCGGTAGCTCGCGGCCTGCTGACGGGCGGCCTTCAGCGCCTCCAGGGCGTCAGGAAGCTCAGTGATGGTCGGTTCGGTATCGCTCATGGCATGACCTCCGGGGTCAGGGAGAGGGCCAAAGAAAAGCGCCCCACCGGGGGGCGTCTGCGGTCATGCGCCCGCCTGGGGCGCGGCTGGCGCGGGACTTACACGCTCACGTGGGGAGGCCCGCGCTAGGGCTACTTGCGGAACAGGTAGCGCCACTTCAGGGCATCAGGATTGCGGTAGCTCGCCAACATCCTGCGGGCCGCCTCGCCGCCCTTCTCACGCCTTGTCTCCCGCAAGGCCCGGCCAAAAGAAGCCCGCTGCGCCTGCCGGGTCGCGCTGTTTTTGCGGGCCGCCTCCAATGCTGCCCCCATGTCCCTGCGCCCCGACGTGCTTGACCCTTTGAGGCCGTAGTAACGGGCGGCCTCCTGCCGCACTCGGTTAAAGACTGTGGCGCGGTTTTCAGAGGCGGCTTTCTTGTTGACGTACCCGCGTGGGGCCACGATCGCCTCAGCGCCAATCCTGCCGCGCACGCTGATGGTCTTATTGACGCCCGAAGCATGATTGCGGAGCGAGTGTCCTAGCCCGGTGCGGGCCTGCGTCCGGGCCTCAGATACGGCGGCTTTTGCGAAGAATTGCGTGGCTTTGCTCTGCCCCGCTGCTATTCGGGCCGCCCGTGTCGCATCCCGCTCGGCCTTACTCGGCACCCGCCGCGCTGGGGCGCTCCCGCTCCGCAACCGTGCCGCCTTGCTGCCCCCGAACACATACCGCCCGCTCTTGTTGACCTGACTGGCCTTCTTCCGGCTCGTCACGTCCACACCGCGTTTGCGGTTGCGACTGACCGTTGCGGCGCGGGCCTTGTCATAGGTCACGGTGCGGTTCTTGCCGGAGCCCCGACCCCGGAGAATCCGGCTGGCGAACAGGAATTTTAGCTGCCGGGCGGTGAGATTTCTCTTTCCTGCCATTAGTCACCTCCTTTCACCCGCACCGCCAGCGAACACCGACACCTGACCACCTCGGCGGCAGGTGCGCCCGGCATGTGGGGCCGCGTGAGTCCGTTGCTGAACTTCTTGCCGTAGGGCACCCGCTCCCCATTCACCCGCTGATGGCTGGGGCGGGTGCGTGAGTCACGGGCGGCCAGCCATTCCGCCTCAAGGTCTAAGCCGAGGTCATCCTGTGCCCGGTCGAACACGGCGGCTTGACCGTCTGACAGGGCCGCTTGCGTCTCCGTCTGGGCGATCATCTGCGCTCTGGCCTTCGTGGTGTCGAGAGCCTTTCTCAGCTCTGCGGCCACCGGGTATCGTCCCCCCGCACTCAACGCCTGAGTCATCACCCGCCCCACCCGCGCCGCGTGGTCCGCTCTCGCATCCCCCCAGATCGCCGTGAGCCGGGCCGGAATCGCCGCCACTGCCGCCTCCACTGCCGGAGCCGCGATGGTCAGCGCCGCTGGAGCGCCCGACGCGGCCAGCATCCCCGCGCCCACGTTGCCGCCCAGGGTCACGGCGTCCTGTAGGGCCAGCAGGAAGGGCGGCGGAAGGTCGGGCAAGGTGGAAGCCGCTAGAGCCGTCAGACGGGCCTTATACGCCATCCTGCGGGCCGGGTCGGGGATGAGGAGGGCGGCGGTCAGCTCCCGCAGCAGTAAGGCCACGTCGGGGTCAGTCGCCTTGAATGCCCGGAGGATGGCCCTCACAGCACGGGCCTCTGCCTGTCTGCCCTCCCTGTCGAGCTGCTTGAGGAGGTCGGTCAGGGTGGGCGTCTGCTTCATGGCTCACCCCCTAGCCGTAATCCACGGCAACGATGACGCCTTTCACGCGCCCGAAAGAATCCCGCTTGACCTCCACAGGCACCGCCTCCCACTGTGGGAGGGGCATAGCGGGGTCTAGCGGTTCAGCACGGGGCATCAGGAGTGCCCACCCCCCAGGAAGCGCCCACAGTACCGGGCAGAGGCGAGAGTCTTTCAGCCGGGCAAAGTCCCTTTCCTGGCAGTTGGCAAGCAACCCATTTAGGAAACTGCGCCACGTCTGCGGATTGGGCAACTTGAGAGCGTAAGGGCCACACAGGATGACGAGGCGGGTTGCCCCCCGCTTAACGTGCATGGCTCACCCCCTCAGGCTGGGTCGGGATGGTCCCGCAGCCACATCCGCGTCAACTGAACCACCGTGTTCTCTACGGCCCGCACGTACTGTTCCCGCTGCTTGCCCTGCGTTTTGTCGGGCAGACCCACCCAAAAGGCATCGAACGGGGCGAGGGCGATATGCGCGACCTCATGCCCCACCGTCTCCCACACCTTCTGAGGGCTGGTCCGCAGGTACTCGGTGTTCAGCGTGATGGTGGCCCGCAGATAGGTCTGGTCCACATGGACCTCACCCGCGTTGTCCCCGTCTCCCCCGCTGAAACAGAGCGTGACCTCCCAGTGATCGGGAATGCGGAAGTAGTCGAGGGCGGCAGTCAGGGCGGCGTGCGCGTGCGCTTCCACCTGAGCGCCCGTCCAGGCTTGCGAGAGGGGCGCGGGTGGGGCTTTGCGGGTCATTCGGCCTCCGCTAGCGATACCTTTGGTCCGATCATTCGCGGGCCTCCTTCGCCTCATGGCGGTTGCACCCGAAGTCCAGTGCGGGAGTCCAGGGGATTTCCCATGCTTCATAGCGCAGGTCCACCAACTCCGGGTGACTGCACAGCATCCGGTTGGTGAAGCCCGGCTCGCTCAGCCGGAAGTGGCGACATTCAGGCGCTCGGCACATCGGCCTCTGTGTCTCCCCCATCCTCTCCCCCCTCTGCTGGCAGCCCCAGCGTCTCCATTTCCTCCGCCGCCGCGATCTGCTCGGACGTGATCGGGTAGCCTGCCCGCTGCGCCACGCCGTACATGACGGGTCTGGGGATGGCTCCCACGGCCAGGAGTTCGGCGGCGAGTTTGACGTTAGAAGCGCGTTCGGCCTCCAGTTGGGCGAGCGTCTGCGCCACATCTACCACGCCGGGCGTCTGTTCCAGCAGCGCCTCCAGCGGGTACTGTCCGGCCAGGTGCGCGTTTCGCAGCTCGGTAAAGGTCGCCATGTCGGTGGGCGTGGTGTTCAGGAACAGTTGCGGCTGACAGGTCACACCCTCGGCCAGCGCGGGCTTGCCCAGCATGGCGGCGGCCAGTCGCAGCACCGTCTCAATGAGCCACTTCGCGGCCCGGTTCAGCGGCTCGGCCTCCGTCCGCAGGCGCATGTCAAAGGTCATGCGGGATTCCCGGCGCGACTCTCCCGACAGGTTGGACTCCCCCACCAATGCCCACAGTTGATCGAAGTGGGCGTGCAGGGAACGCCGGGTGTCTGCCGCGTGTTCCAGAAACACGGCGGGCTGTACGGGGTCGAATACCTGCACAGACGCCTTCATGGGCGACTGGAGGGCCATGCCCGCCGCGTCCACCGTGACGCTCTTGATGCTCGCCACGCTGCGGGGGCCGAAGGTATAGGGCATGGGGTTGCCCTGCTCGTCCTCAGGGTCCTGGGCGTCAATGGTGACGTACTGGCGATGACCGCCAAGGTCGGAATTGCGGCGGCGGTTGGTCAGGGTCACGCACAGGTCTGAGGCGAGGTCAGCCGCGCTCTGGGTGATGGTACTTCCCCCGTCCCGGCTCACCTCCAGCATCAGGAAGCGGGGGCGGCGGCTCAGCGCGGGGTCATACAGCGGATTGGGGACCGTCTGGCCCACCGCCTCAAATTTCCCGCCTTCCAGCTTGAACACCCCGACTTCCTGTGGGGTGTGGACTTCAATACGCGTCTCGCTTTTCGTCTCGCCGGGCGGCGTGTAGGCGTAGCGGTAGAAGTACCCGACCTCCCGCCCGTACTCGTCCCGAATGGCCCCGCCGTCCCCCAGATCGGCAGAGGGCGCGGCGGGCACGAACATCACGTGGATGCGCTCCAGCGCCGCCGCAAGGTCCGTCACGCGGCCCTGCTCGGCTTCCTCTGCGTAGGCGGCGGGGATGTACACGCGCAGGCTGCCCCGCCCCAGGGCTAGGACGCCATACGCCAGCTCTTTGAGTGCGCCCCAGGCGTCCGCCTCCCGGTGCCAGACTGTGAGGGCCGCGACCCGTTCCTCGTCCGGCGTGAGGGCCTCGTCGCCGCCTACGCAGAGGGTCCATTCCCAGTCCCGGCCCAGCATCCCGCCCACGATGCGGTTCAGGCAGGGGCCGATCACGTCCTCAGTGACAATCGTTTTGGCCCATTCGGTTTTTGCCTCTTCACTTTTCGGAATGAGGCCCGTCCAGTAGGCGTAGTTCTCGCCCACGTAGTCGCCACGGGCGAACGCCCAGCGCTTGGCGTCGGTGAGAGCGCGGGCGCTGGGGTCCTTGCGGTCCCGCAGGCTCAGGAGGGCCGTTAACAATTTCTGTACGTCTTCCACGCGGCCCTCCTCAGGTCTGCCAGATGTGGGATTTGAGTTTGGGGGCGGGGTTCTGGAGGAGCTGCCACAGCAGGCTGCCCGTGTCCACCTGATCGTCATGCTTGTCAGTGGGCGTCCCGGTGAAGGCGAGGTGTTCCGCCTTGAACGCGCCCAGCCAGGGAGCAGAGGCGGGGAGCCTCACCCGGCCCCCGTTCCAGGCGGCGGCGTAGGGCTGTGCCCGCGTGAACTTGTCCCCCGACACCTTGACCGGGACCACGCTCAGCCCCTCGGACTGGAGAAACTGAATGATCGGTTTGGCGAGGCCCGCGTCTTCGATGTGCAGCGGTACTCCGTAGCGGCCCTGCAACTCACGGGCAGCGGCCAGGAACTCGGTGATGCTCATGCGGCGGCGGGTGCATTCGAGCACATCCGCCCGCGCCGTGCCCCCAGTGCCTTGGGTGGCCCACGCGGTCAGAACGCTGTAATCGGCTGTCTCGCGCTTGCTGCTGGCCGTATCCACCGTGATGAAGGTGCGGCCCGTCAGGGGCGTGTCATACGTCCCCACGCTGTCCAGAAACACCGTGCCGCCCCGGTTGGTCGGGCGCTGCTGATAGAGCGCGGCGAACTCATACGGGTTGGCGTCTCGAATGCCCTCCAGGCGGCGGGCGTCATACCGCTCAGGCCAGAGGGGAGCGCCCTCCGGTCTGCCCAGCAGGTCATCCTCCTCAGCGAACGCGGGGAGGTTCAGCACGCGCCACGTCAGGCCGCCGAGTTCGTCCGTCTCCCCGTCTGAGAGGCGCTGCTGAATACGGCCCACCAGGTCATCCTCATGCCAGCGCGTGTGCATGACGATCACGCGGGCATCTGGCGTCAGGCGGGTCAGGAAAGCCGATGTGAACCAATCCCAGACGCCTTCTCTGACCACTTCGGATTCCGCCTGCTTGCGGTCCTTGAACGGGTCGTCAATCACCCCGAAGCGTGCCCCCATGCCCGTGATGCCCACGCCCACGCCTGCGGCCTTGAAGCGCCCTCCCTGGGACAAGGCCCAGTCGGTCGCGGCAGCAGAGTCGGGCGCGAGGGTGACGCCGGGGAAGTGACGCTTGAACGCCTCCCCGAAGGCAATCTCATTGCGGATGCTGCGGGAGTGGCGGCGGGCGAGGTCTACCGCGTAACTTGCCAGAATCGCCTCACTGTCGGGGTGCTGGCCCAAACTCCATTCCAGCCATGCTTTTACGCTCTCGCTCTTGCTGTGGCGTGGGGGCATGGTGATGATGAGGGCCTCCCCGTCGCCCAGGTCATTCAGCTCCCGCAGCATCAGCTCGATGTGGGGGGCGAGCTGGTAGCGGGGGTAGCGGGCCTGCCAGTAGGTGAGGAGGTCGGGGGTGGCGGGCGGCTCAGTTGGGCGTGCCCGTGCTGGCGCTTGAAAGTTGCTTAGCGCCGTCAGACTGGAACGTACCGAGGGAGGTTGATTGGGCGGCAAGGGCAGCGAGGTAGGCATCAAGTGACCTCTCGGCAAGTTGCACCTCCCTCAGTACCTTGTAACCACCCATGACGGCGTGAATCACTTCAGGGTCTTTGTGATTGCCCTCGCGGGCGGCTTTTTGCAAGAAGGCCAGCACATCCCCCGTCACTTCCTGCACACTGGGGGTATGGACGATGGGCGCGGGCGCGTCCCTACCGTCTTTTTTCTGCCTTACACAATCTTGCAAAATAGGGTCGGATTCGAGGCGAGTGCGATAGCGGCTGATCGTCGCCTCACTCACTCCCCACGTCTTGACCGCGTGCGCCGCGCCCAGTAGCTCAGCGTCTACCAACACGGCGGCGGCGCGGTCATAGTCAAACTTGCGGCCTGCTTTGCGAGGCCCTGGGGCCGCGTCCTGTTTGGGCATACGCGGCCCTCCTCTCTCCGGCTTGGCCCCCGGTGGGCGGATGGGGCAAGCGGCGACTATCGAAAGTCGCGCCCCTCCGGTTCGGGGAAGGGCGTCCATTCGCCTGCACATGCGGGGGCACGGTGGCCCCCTGGGGTTGGGTTGGCCCGTCTTTTACGGCGCGGGTCATTCCGGCAGGGGCGCGGGCCACAGCTCCCCGTCCCCATCGTGAGGGAGGGCGGCGGCATACCAGGGCGAGGCGTCATCCGGCGGCAGCAGCCCGGCGCGGATGAGTTCGGCCCGGTACCACGCCTCAGCAGCGCGGGCAGCGGGCGTGGGCTTGCCCCTCCAATCAAGCGGGCGCGTCTGGCACTTGGGCACGGCGCACCCCCGGAGTTTCTGTGACAGAAGGGTTTTCAGATTTGAGAAGCTAGCTGATCGGCCCGTCAATCCGAATCGGCCACGTCGCCTCATAGCGGGGATTCAGTAGGGCTGCGCCAGTGTTGACGAACTGATTCACGGTCAGCACAAAGGTCAGCCACCATGAGGGAACGCCGTTCCGCTCGCACACGTCGCCCGTCTCGGGGTTGCAGTAGATGGGGACGCCGTGGAGGGTGCCGTAGTGGGTGTAGGCCGCCCGAATCGCCTCTGGGGTCAGCCGATCACGGATGAGACTCATGCTTGCCTCCCCCTCCGGCTGCCCCGCTCACGCGGCGGCGCTTGCCTCCCGGTACGGCCACCATTGCGGCGGTTGTTGCCATAGCGCGTCTTCCACTCAGCCTTGTTCTGCCGGATGTTCCTCGGATTCGGGTTCATGGGACCTCTGAAACGGAGAAGGCCCCCGGTCACACAGGGACACGGGGGCACACTAGAAAGAGTTTAACCAGTTATACAGGGGGATTCAAGGGGATTCACGCTCTCCGATGGTGGAAGGGCGGTCACGGCAGCCTCCAACTCCCCCACGTGGGGCACGATCAACCCCTCTAGCACGCGCCGCAGCACCTTGTGGGCATCATCGCCGGGGCGGGTGGGTTGCAGGCCGTCGCGTTGATGGGGCGCATACAGCACCCACGCTCCCCCCCTCGCCTGATAGTCCCGCATGAAGTCGAGGAAGGCGGCGCGGTCCGGTCCCTCCAGTCCTGCTGTATCCACGGTCAGGGTGTGGGCGGGGCTTTCGGCGTGAGGGCCGAACTCCGGGTGTACGTAGGTCACGGCGGGCAGGCGCACGCGGTAGGCGGTGGCGTGACCGGGGCGGCGGGTGGGCGTGAGGGCGCGTTCAATCTCCCTCAGTTCCCGGTGAAGGGCGCGGGCCTGCCGGTCCAGCTCGGCGGCGCGTTCCATCTGCCCGCGTTGGGCGGCCTCGAATCCGGCCAGTTCGGTGTCTATGTGGCGGTAGTAGGCGGCGAGGTAATCCGCCGTGGTGACGCCGGAGACGCTGCGGGGCTTGGCGTTGGGGGCGGGCTGGGCGGCGGTGAGGGGGGCGGGGGCGCGGTCGTCTCGGAGGATGCTCCGTGCGAGCTGATTGACGGCCAGCAGGCGGATGAGGCGGTGGGCGGCAAGGATGGAGCGGGCGGTGAGGTGGAGGGGTTCGCTCATAGAACGTCTCCGAGCCCGCCATAGCTCAGGCGGCGGCGCATCTGCCGGGCGTGTTCCAGGCCCTCGCGTCCCACCTCGCACAGCAGGGCGGCCTCATCGGGGTACGGGCAGGGCGGGGGCGGTGGGTCAGGCTCCGGGGGCAGCCACTCGGCCCACAGATCGGCGGTGATGGCGGCGCGGGTTTCGGTGGGGGTGGGGCGGCGGCGGGTCATGGGCGGCCCTCCAGTCCCCACTCAATCCAGCGCACGGCCTCCCCGCTGGCGATGTGCGCCCCGGTCACGCGGATGACGCGGTAGCCCAGCAAGGTGAGGTGGTTGTATTTGGCCGCGTCCTCAGCAAACCCCTTGCCCCTGACATGGCGTCCGCCCGAGTACGTCCCGCCCTCGCATTCCACGATCAGGCGGGCATCGGGCCAGACAAAATCGCAGCGCCACTTCCTGCCCGGCACGATTTCGGCCTCCCGCTCAGGGCGGGGCAGCCCGGCGAGGTGGACGGCGTTGGCGAGGGCGGCCTCAAGGTCACTGCCGAAGTCGCCCGGCTTGACCTCGATGCCAGCCGCCTTGAGCGCGTCCCGGCTGACGCCACGGGCGAAGCTGCCCCGGCCCATCAGCATCTCTCCCCCAGCGCACAGCCGTCATGGTGCCCGCCCCAGCACCCGCACAGGCGGCAGGGTTCAGTGGGGGTGAGGCGGAGGGCGGTGGTGAGCTTGCCGAGGGCGTGAGCGGCCTTCTGTGCGGCTTCCGCGAGTCCGGCATAGGGATTCGGGCGGGGGTACAGCTCGGCCAGAATGCGGCGGGTCATCTGATCGGGCGTCTCGGTCATGGATACCTCAAAGCGCCCCAGCGGGAGGCCGGGGCGCGGTTTCAGATTTGAGAGGGTGTGACCCCAGCCCTGAAGGGCGGGGCTTGCGCGTCTCTCTTGGTCAGATTCTGACGGCAGGCACGCGGGATTCCAGCCACACGATCACGGCCCGGAGGTGGGCATAGATCACGGGGTCCGTGACCTCCGCGTACTCCAGATAGGTGAAGGCGTCAGCGATCTCCCGCGCCGCTTCCTGGAGCGCCTCAGCGGGGAAGGCGGCCCAATCGTCTATGGGGTGGCCGTACTCCCGCCTTCCCCGTGCGTGCTGCCCCCGCATGAGGTGATAACTGTGCAGGAGGTCGCGCACGTGGGACAGGGCGCGGGATTCGATGGGCGAGGGGTAGGGGTGGCTGGGGAAAGGCATCTGTTCCGGCTTGGCCTCTTCCACGCCCTGCGCCCCCTGATAGCGCCCGGTGACGCCGTAGGGCCGCACAGGAGGGGCCGTGAGGCGGGCGTACTCCAGTTGGGCGATGCGCTGGCCCTGCCGGAACGTCACGGGCAGATGGGCGACAAACTCCAGCGTCAGCACGCCCGTCCAGCCACAATCCACGTATCCGGCCATCAGGTGATTGAGGCCCTGACGCGCCGTGCTCGACTTCAGCAGCAGTTGGGCGCGGTGGGTATCGGGCACATGCACCGTCTCCGCCGTCTCCCCCAGGTAGAACGCCCCCGGCTCAAATGTGAATGCCTCGCCGTCTCCGAGGGTGTAGCGAATGTCCCGGCTTCCCGGCTTCTTTTCGATGATGTGCCGCCCCAGGCACACGTCTACGCTGTGCGGCCCCACATGGGCGGGGTTGACGCCGAGGCGGGCGGCGTTGGCGGTGAGCCAGGTATCGTTTTCGATGCTCACCGAAGTGCTCCGGGGAAGCCCCGCCCTTCAGGGCTGGGGAGGAACCGGACTTGCAAAGCTGCGCAGCAGAGCGCCGCCGTCAGGCGGCCTTGCTTTTGCTCATATAACATCATAGAATCTCCTTGTGAAGTTGACGCTGACCGCCAAGCTGAAGTTGCGGCACACCCCAGAGCAGAAGAAGGCTCTGGATGCCGTGACGTTGGCCTACCGGGATGCGCTGAACTACACCTCGCAAAAGGCGTTTGAGATGGAGAAAACCTCCAACGCCGCCAAAATCCAGAAGGAGGTGTACGCCACCCTCCGCGAGCGGTTCGGGCTGGGCGCTCAGATGGCCTGCTCGGTGCCGCGCTACGTGGGGGCTGCCTACAAGACCCTCTGGACGAAGGCGAAGCAAGCGAAGGCCGCACGGGAGCGCAACCCCAAAGCCCGCAGGTATAAGGGCCTGGACACCGCACCCAAGTTCGTGAGCCGCACCCTCTCCTACCAGTACCAGCGCGACTACTCGTTCAAGAAGGGCCAGCAGGTGAGCGTCTCTACCCTGAATGGCCGTCTGGTGTTGCCCTACGAGGGCTACGCCAGGCACCTTGACTACATCGCGCAGGGGGCTGAAATCGGGGCGGGGAAGCTCTGGTACGACAAGCGGAAGAAGCAATACTTCTTGCTCGTCCCCCTGAGCATTGAACTCCCCGACCCTGAGCCGACCACCCATAAACAGGTGGTGGGCGTGGACGTGGGGATGCGCTATTTCGCCACAGCATCGAACACCTCTGGGAAGACCCTCTTCAAGTCGGGCAAGGCGACCCTCCGTAAAGCAGAGAGGTATGCCAAAGCCCGCAAGTCGCTTCAGCAAAAAGGCACCCGTTCCGCCGTGCGGCGTCTTGTCGCGTTGTCGGGAAGGGAAAGACGGTTCATTGCTGACACCAACAGTTCTCTCGCCTCTGAAATCCTTTCCCGCTTCCCCGCCGCCTTTATCGGTGTCGAGGAACTGACCGGGGTGCGTGACCGCACCGAGCGGCGCAGCCGTCCCAACAGTTCCGAGAAGACCCGCAAGGCTAATCGCCGCCGTGCCCGCTGGAGTTACGCCGAGTTGCTGGGTTTCCTGGCGTACAAGGCCCCGCTGCGGGGCAGCATGGTGGTGAAGGTGGACGCGCACTACACCAGTCAAACGTGCCCCAGGTGCGGTCATTGCTCGAAAGGCAACCGACCGCAAAAGGGCTTGATGTTTGTCTGCGAAAGTTGCGGCTACCAGCTTCATGCGGACCTCTGCGGGGCGCGGAACGTAGGACTCAGGGCATTGCTGGTCCGGCAGGACTGGGCCAGCACGGGGTGTTTGTCATGCACCCCTGATGTGTCGGACGCTGAAACCAAAGCGGCACGCCTGCAAAGGTACGCCGAGTTGCGGTGGAGTCCAGACACAAGCCCCCGCCTTTAGGCGCGGGGTCATGACGCCGTCCCCCTCAGCGCCCGCCACTGGGCGAACGTGACCGGGTACAGCGGCTCCAGAATGCCCGCTACGGCCTGGGCGACCTGCTGCGCCTCCCATTGCGCCCCCGGATGGTCGCGGGCCTCCAGAAAGTGCAGCCAGGACCGCAGAGAGCCACTGGCATAGAACCTTGTGTACATGGCCTGGGGCAGCACGGCGCGGGCCTGCTCACGGGCGACACCTTCTTCCAGCAGGCGGCGATACACGCTGGCGGCTTCCTTGATGGCATCGGCGTAAAACGCATGGCAGGTGCCCTGATCTATGCGCCCAGCCGCCTCCACACTTGCTTGACGGTTGCTTGATGCCTGCGCCCGGAACTCACCCGGCACATAGAACTCGTCGGGGACTTCGGTGTAGCGGGCGCTGACCTCATTGAAGGCCATCGAGCGGTGGCGCATGATCTGCGAGCGGAGGAACAGGGGCACCTTGAGCATGAGGGTCACGGTGCAATGCTCGAAGGGCGACCAATGCCCGTGCCGGAGCATGTAGCGGATGAGGCGCGGGTCTTCCAACTCCCGCCACGCTTCCCCGTCTCCGGCGAGCGAGACACGGGCGCTGTCCACTACGCGCTTGTCACTGCCGAGGTGGTCAATCAGCTGCACGGCGCTCAGGCCGTCTCCGAGGGGGTCAAGTTTCACGGGCCATCTCCAATCGGTGTAGGTACTGGGCAAACTCCCGGCCAGCAGGCGTCAGGGCGTAGCAGGGTTGCCGCCCCCCGACATGCGCGGTCAGGAAGCCTGCCCGCACATAGGCATCCAGGCGGGCACGGCGAGACCCGCCAACGGTCATGCCCCCGGAGAGGGCGTAGGCGGTGGCAGGCTCCGGGGTGGTCAGGGCATTGAGAAACAGTTCGGCCTCGAAATAGGTCACGGGGAACTGATCGGGCCTCACGCCCCCACCGTCCACGGTGCCGGGCGGCAATACCTCCAGTTGCCATCCCAGCGGGTGACGATCAGGCCATACCGTTCCAGTCGGGCGGCGGCTTGATGGGCAGTGGCCGGGGCGATACCCGCGAGGGAGCCGAGTTCAGACACGCTCAGGCCGGGGTGGGCGTAGACGGCGGCGAACAGGGCGCGTTGCTGCCGGGGGAGTACGGGAATGGTCACGGTGTCTCCACGGGGTAGCAGGTGCGGATGTTTTTCCCCTCAGTAATGAGTTCGGTGCGGATAAGGCCCGCCCGCTCCAGTTGCGTCACGGCGTTCAGGGCGGCACGGGGCGTCACCTCGCGGCGGCGGGCAATCTCCGAGACGTTGACGCCCGGCTCGGCCTGAATGATGTGCAGCGTCTCCCGCTGGGCGGGCGGGAGGTCATAGAAGGGCGGCGGGTCGGGCGTGAACAGGTGCGCGATCAGGTGGGCAAGGCGAGCGGTCGGCAAGTTGCGCCCCCAGGCTTCGGCCTGAATCTCATTCGCCCGTTCAATCAGTTGGGTGTGGCTTATCTCTCCCATTCCTGCTTCCCTCCCCGGCAGTGGATGCCTTCTTTGGCGCGGTAGCCGCGTTCGATCTCCCCCAGGGCGCGGCAGAGCGGGCACTCAGGGTCGGTCACGGCGGTGGGCGTGGCGGCGGCGCGGATTTTCCAGCGGTGGGCGAGGGCGCGGCGCTGCTGGGTGACAGTGGCTTCTTCCCAGAGTTCCAGCGCCTTCGCAGGCCAGCCCTCAGAGTTGGGGCGGGGCGGGACGCGGCTCATTCGCCCTCTCCCGTCTGGTACTCAAAGGCCGCCGCGCCCCACTCCTCACTGAATGAGGTCAACCGCAGTCGGCCAGCGGGGAGGATGACGCCCTCGCCCGGCTGGAGTGAAAAGTGGGAGGTCCGGGGGAGCCGCCCGGCGATCAGGGCGACGGTGGCGGCGCGGCGGTCCTTCAGGGCGGCTCTGAGCAGGCCGTCCCGCTCACGCCGCAGCGCGGGAACCTCAGCGGCGCTCAGGGCGTAAAACGTGGCAGCGGCAGCCACAGTGACAATCAGCAGTTGATTCATTCAGCCTCCAATGGCAAGCGCCCCCAGCAGCGGCAACTGCGGGGGCGCGGGGTTGGTTGGGGGGTCAGCGGGTAAAGCGGGCGGCGATGGTGGCCTTGCTGCCCTGCCCGCTCTGACGGCTCAGACGCTCCCGCTGGGCCTCCAGGCGGGCCAACTCCCGGCGCAGCTCTGCGGGGCTTTTTTGGGGCACGCTGACGCCGTAGGTCTGCACCTGGGGCAGCGGCAGGGTGCCGTCACTGTTCAGCCACCTGTGCAGCAACCGCACCTGTTCACGGGCGTGAGCGATGGCTTCCGGCATGGTGTCGAACTGGGCATAGCGCCCGCCCGTCCAGCGCCCGATGCGGCGGCTCGTCTCGGCGTAGCTGGTGACTTGGATGCGCTCATCGCCGTGATGCCAGCCCAGCCGGACCTCGATATAGGCGGGCAGGGGACCGGGGCCGGAACAGAGGTAAGGGCCGTACATGCGCGGCTGTTCGGGCAGAGGCAGATCGTCCACCTCTCCAGCCAGGAGCGCGGTGTAGTGGCGGGTATCGTCGTCAATCCACCAAACAACGTGCGCCGGGTTGCCGCATGAGGCAAAGTCCCGGCGCGTCAGGCCAAGTGTTTTCATGTCTCCCCTCGGATGAATCGCCCATAGCGGGCGTGTTCGGTGGTCAGGTACTCCACAAGGCGGGCCAGGGCGTCAGCATCCCGACCCACGGCGAAAGCGCGGCTGTGGGCAGTCACGCGGTCAGAGAAGGGGGCGGGGATGTGGCAGGCACGGTGAACCGGAACAAGAACTTCCGGCCCCGCGTCCGTCCGGGCCTCCCTGCCCGCGTAGGCGATGTGGTGAAGGTCAAGCACGGTGCTGCCCGTGGCAAGCTGGCCGCACACGTAGCAGGTGCCGCGCTGCTTGAGAAAGTCCCCGAACGTGGGCGGCTTAGTCGCTTCATTCAAATCTGAAAGGGCCGTTACGTCCCCGGTTTGGACGGCTTGCACGGCGGCTCGGTAGAGCGGGGCGGGCAGCACCTCCAGCACGCTCAGGTTCAGCGCGTCGGCCTCCGGGGGCGCGGTGGGGGCGGTGGGGTCAGCATCCCTCAGCAGCGCGCGGGTGCGTTCCTGCACGGGGGCGAGGGCGGCGGCGGCATCCTGGGCAGCGGTGAGGGCATGGCGGCGCAACCGCTCGGCCAGCTCATCCGGCGTCAGGGCGTCAATCTCGGCGCGGGTCAGGCCGGAGCGCAGGGCGCGGCCAATCTGCGCCAGTCGGGTCAGGCTGTCGGAGTAGCCGGCAGCGAGGGCGCGGGCGCGGTCGAAAGTGTTGTAGAGGGAGCCTGGGGAGGCGTCCTGCCCCTCGCACAGCCACACCAGAAAGGTCCACGGCGGCGCGTCCCGGTTGCCCGGCTCCAGTTGCCAGCGGAGGAACGCGGCCCACAGCAGGCGGGCCTCGGCCTCCCGGTTGCGGGTGCGGGCGTTCCAGAACTCGGCTCTCAAATCTGAATGGGGGGCGGGGGTGATGAGGGCGGGGAGGGTCACTCAGCCACCCAGCCCATCTGTACGGCCCATTCCCGGCGCTCCGGGTGCGTCTCCACGAAGAGGGCGCGGGCCTCGGCCTCTCCCACATGGCGGCAGATCGCCCGGTACCACACGTCCGCTCTCAGGGCCGGGTGAAGGTTGACCCCCTGCCGGATGAAGCGGGCGAGCAGCGCCGCCGTCTCCGAATGGGCGCTGGGGGCATGGTCCAGCAGATAGGCGGCGTACACCGCCGTACACGCCTCATGCCGCCTGTCTCCGTCCGCCCGCTGCTGGACATAAGCGGCATTCGATGCGGCCACGTCATCCGCCGTGCGCTCCCGCACGATGCCCTTGTCCAGCAACTCTCCGAACTCCCCCGCCTGTTCCCAGAGCGGGTTTTTCTCGCGGATGCGCCGATTGTGGCGCTCGGCGGCGCGGGCGTTTTTTTCCTCATCGGTCAGGACGCGGCGCGGCATGGTTCCTCCAGTAGCTCCAGAACGGCGCGGGCGGCGGGCAGCGTGAACTCTCCCAGGTCGGTCAGGGCGTAGACGCCGTGCCCGGTGCGCTCGGCCAGTTCTAAGGCGATCAGGTCGCGGAGGCGGTGGCTAAGGTCGGTGCGCCCCATATCGGGCACGCCCGCCCACACCTCGGCAAACGTTCGCGGCTCCCGGCTCAGGCAGGCCAGCACCCGCGCCTCTGATGCCCGTATGCCGCAATCCATCGCCCGGAGCAAGATTTGGCCGGAGAGGGTGGTCACGTACACCTCCCTTCCCTGCCGCTTTACGCGGGCGAGGTGTCCGGCGCGGGTCAGGCGGGAGACGGCTTGATAGATGCCGGGGGGCTTGACCTCTGTGTTTTGCGTGGCCTGTGCCACCAATTGCGAGGCGGGGCAGGCGGGATGTGCAGCCTCCAGTACGGCGCGGGCGGCATGGCCTCGCAAGAAGCGGGGCGCTTTCATGTCTCGCCTCCCAATTCTGAGAGGGTCCAGCACTCCCCATACCGGGCAGGCAGCCGTCCCGCCTCCGCTGCATCGGCCAGGGCGTCCCGGCACACATCACTGAGGCCATAGTCGAAGAGGAAGGCCAGCGCGAGCCGCACCCCGCCCGGCGTGGCGGCGAAGATGTGCTCCGGTCCTCCGAACTCGTGCGTGAGGCGGTACCACGTCAGCGGGGGGAGTTCGATGGGCGGGGGCGGTGGGGGGCGGAAGAAGCCGCGCAAGCGGGAGGCGAGCGCGGCGAGGGGGGGCAGGGTGGTCATGATGCCTCCGGGTAGGTCTTGCCGAGGACGATCTGCCGAATGGCCGCCTCACTCACCCCGTACTCGCGGGCGAGGGCATTGCGTTTCTCCCCAGCGGCGCGGCGGGCGCGAATCTCGCGGGCCTGTTCGGGCGTGAGCTTGCGGCCCCGTGTATAGGCCGCGTGGTGGGCCTGCCACTCGCGCATGGCAGCCTCGGTTGCGTAGAGGATGCGCTGGCCGGACTCGGGGCGCATGTACTTCCGCACCTCATGGCCGCGATTCCTGAGCCACTGTGCCGCGCTGTCCCGGTCTGCTCCCCCGCAGGCGTCCCGAAGGGGCACCCAACCACCCGGCGCGGGCTGCCGCAACCTCTCGCCCACCTCCCGCACCGTGTCGGGGTTGTAGTAGTTGACATGCCCCACCCGGACGGCGGCGATCAGGCCGCGCCGGGTCCATTTGTGAATAAAGGCGGTGCTGACGCCGATCAGATCAGCGGCGGCGTAGACCCCCACCCACCCACGCGGGCGGGCGGCCACCCGCTCCACACAGGGGCGGGCGGTCAGGCGCTCATACCGTTCGATCTGTTCCAGCGTCATCACGCGGTATTTGCCGACGCGCTTGGGGCGCAGGCCATTTGCCCGCATGTTCTTGGCGAGGCCACCCCCACGCAGGCCCAGCATTTCCTCGGCCTCGGCCATCGTGAAAGCGCCGTCCACTGGGGACGGCTCGCGGCGCTTGACAGGTTGCCGGGTCATTCCAGTCTCTCCAATCGCACCCGTCCCCACTCCCCCAGGCCGCAGATCAGCGCCTCCGTTGCCAGGGCGACGGCGGCGGGGTCCCGTTCGGGGAGGGCGAGGGCGGTTTCTAGCCAGATCGTCAGAGCGTCCGGGCAGGCAGTGGTGATGGTGCGGGCACCGGGGGTGAGTCGGTAGGTGGCGGGGGTGGGGTCAGTCATGCGACCCGCCGAGCGGCGCGGCGCTGCACACCCCTCACGGCCTCTTCCAACGTGCGGCGCAGGTGGGCGGGGCCAGCCTCACAGAGAAGCTGATTCTTGTCCCCGATGCCCCGAATGACGCTCAGGGCGCGGCCCTCATCGGCGGCCCAGCGCTGCGCCTCCTGAACGGCTCTCTCCCCGGCCTCGTCGGTGTCCAGACAGAGGAAAAAGCGGCGGCCTGCGAGGGCGGGGTGCTGGAGCTTCTTCCAGTGGGTCGCGCCGGGGATGCCCACGACGTTGACCTCTCCGGCGAAGGCTTCCCAGACGCTCAGCACGTCCGTCTCCCCTTCCACGATCAGCACGGCCCCGTCCCCAGACAGTTCCCGCAGACCGTAGGGCGCGGTTCCCGCTCCGGCGAGGTTCCGCATCTCGCGCCCCTCGCCTTTGGGGAGGAGGTTGCGGCCCTTGAGGGCGAGGAGCTGCCCCGCGTACCACGTCGGGAACGTCACCATGCCCTGCCAGATGCGGTGGGGCGCTCTGGCCTGTACGGTGCTGTCTCCCACGCCGAGGCGGTAGTGGAGGGCCGACGCTTCCAGGCCCCGGCTGAGCAGATAGTCCAGTGCCGCCCGCGCCTCCGGGGTGCTGAGGCTGTGCAGCGCCCCTTCCGCCTGCGCCGCGTAAGTCGCGTAGGTGTTGGGGTCGGTGCGGGGCGTGGCGATGATGGGCCGGTAGTCCACCCGCCTGACCTCGCCCCGGAAGGGCGTGGGGGGCGTCACCCCGGCGAGTTCCGCGATCAGGGCGACGGCCTGGTCCAGTTGCAGCCCCAGCCAGTCACGGGCGACGGCCAGGAGGTCATACTGCCGATTCCCGTCCCCGTAGTCACAGACGGCGTTGGGATAGACATACGCCGAGGGGTGGGTGTCGTCATAGACCGTGCTGGGGATGCGGATGTAGCGGCCCGGAGGAACGCTGATGCCCGCCTGGGCGAGCAAGGCGGGCATGATGGGGCGGTCCTTCAATTCGTCTTTGTAGAAGTCCAATAGGGTCACATCGGCGCTCCTAGTTCAGCAGCTCGGCCTGATCGTCGGGCAGGTCTTGACCGGGCGAGCGGGCTTCCGGGTTGACGAGATCGGCGGGCAGGGTGAAGCGGCCCGTGACCCCCTGGCGGTTCTTTCCGAAGCGGGCGTGCAGGGGGTCGCTCTTGCTGGGGCTGTCCACGTTGGGGTTGGAGAGGCCAATCATGATCGTGACGTGGCGGATGGGCTGGTCACTGTCTGCCGTATCGGCTCCCAGCGGCACCCCGTCTTCACGGTCTTCCGCGTTGCGGTTGGCCTGAGCCAGCAGCATCGTGTGATGCCCCCCGGCCCGGTCGAACTGGCGGCAGATTTTGGTGAGTTCCCCCAGTTGCATCCGGCGCTCCAGTCGGTCGGGACCGCTCCAGCCCATGTGATCGAGGTTTTCAATCACAGAAAACGCCACGCCCCGCGCCCGCTTCGCGGCGAGGCGCACCCGGAGTTCGTGCTGATCGAGGTCCGGGGTGTCGTTGATCTCGATGGGCAGACGGTTAAGCAGCCGCTCAGCCCACGCCAGCCGCTCCCGGATGGTTTCGGCGGGGCGCTTGCCCTTCGCGGCGATGGTGGCCGCCAGCGGTTTATCCGCTTTCAGGGGCAACCCGGCGATGTGATGCACCATGCGCTCCCTGATCTGGAAGGCGGAAGCGTCTGCGATCACGTCATAGTCCACCCGGTGCCCCTGGGAGGCGATGCGGAGGGCGGTGTCTATGCCGAGGGCCGTTTTCCCGTGCCCACTGCGGGCCACGACGAGCAGCGTCTCCCCGTCGCTGTCCGAGATGGGCAGCCCGCCCCACCGGAGCCTGCTGTTAATGGCGGGGTGCAGGCGGATGATGCTGCCCGGCGCGTCGGCCAGTTCTTCGTAATGGGCGATCACGCTTTTGATCTCAGAGACGTGCTGATAGCCGCCCCCGCCCGCCGTGATCTCCGAAAGTCGCTGAGCGGTCCAAGAAGCGGCCTCGGTCGCGCCCATCGGGTCTGTGCCCTCCAGTTTGCCCAGCGCCTCGCGCAGAGCCGTCTGAACGTCCGCACGGTGCCCTTGCTCGCTGAGGACCGTCAGGCCAGCGGGAATGTTCTCCACCTGCCCCGCGTCCGGGAGGCCCCGGAGGAAGCGTTCATAGGCGGGGAGGTCGGCCCGGAGGTTGGCGTAGCCGAACACGCGGCGCTGTTCGAGGTAGTCCATGACCCGCTCAGCCACGGCGCGGGCGGGTTCACTGCCCCAGTGGTGGGGCTTGACCCGCCGCAGATGCACGGCGAGGCGGGCCATATCCGCGTCATCCAGCTCCAGGGCGGTGACGATGACGCCATTCAGAATCTGAGCCGGGAGGGTCATTCGAGGGCCGTCCAGTCCAGATCATCGGCGGGTGTTGTCTCGTCGGTGACAACGGGGGGGCGTGCTTCCTCTTTTGAGCCGTACTGAGAACGCCAGAGGTCGCAGTACTTCAAGAACGAATCCGGAGAGATGCCCTTCTCGCGCCACCACTTGTCTTTGCGCTTGACGGCTGACAGAACGGAAAGGATTTCCTGGGGTGTCCATCCGGCCTTCTTGAGCTGGGCGGCAACTGCCCCCACCCGCTTGGCATTCGTCACCTGATCGGCACTACCGAAACACCCGATAGCGACCGCATCAAAGAACGGATTAGGCGAAGCCTCTCTCTTATTCTCAGATATAGAGGAGGAACGGGCCACTTTTCGACGCTTCGAAGGGGCCAGATCGTCACTTTCGAAGGGGCCACATCCGAGCATTTCCGCGAGGGTGTCCGCACGGGGTCGGTAGAGGGTGAAGTTGCCGCTGTGGTCCTTGTAGGTGCGGATGCTGCGGCGCGTCTCCAGCAGCCCCGCCCCCTTGAGCCACGCCGTCAGCCGCTTGAAGGTGCGCTCAGGGGTAAACACTGTATCGGGGGCCTCTTCAACGGGGAAGATGACCCACTCGCCCTGTTCGCTCTGAAGGTAGACGATGTGTTCCCAGATGGCCGCCGCTTCCAGCGGGTTAGGGCAGTCGGCATCTCTGAGGGCGCGGATAACGGCCCGGTGAAGCATCATGCCGTTGGCGCTGCCCATCAGGGCAGTCATGAGCTGGGTAACGGGGTGTTTCATGCCCCACCGTCCAGCACGTCTACGGTGAGTTCGACCTGCCCTTTGCTGAACCGGGCCACGATCTCCCAGCGGTGGCCGCACTCGCCCTCAAAGGTCATCAGGGCAGAGGCGAAGGTGTGGGGGCCGCGCCAGCGCTCACCCGTGCCGTGGGGCATCACGCCGCCCCCGACGATGTGGGCGTGGTTGAATCCGCAGACGGGGCAGAGCAGCCAGTTGTCAGCGCCCGCAAGTGGGAACTTTCCGCCTGCGGGTTGCGTATCATGTTGGGAAGTCATAGGAACCTCAAGCCGCCCGGTCTAGGCCACCGGGCGGCTCATATTTGAGAAGGTTTAGGCGGCTTCCAGCTTCGGTTCCTGCTCAGCAGCAGCCTGAATCTGCTTGGCTTCATCCACAGTCAGATCGGTGAAGCTGCCGACTTTGAAGCCCAGCACCTTGCCCGCGAACTCTTTGTCCCTGCCCTGCCACTCGGTCCCGGCGAGGATGGCCCCCAGCCGCTTGTGAAGCGTCTGTGCCTGCCCCGCGCTGATCGTGGGGCCGCTGGGGGCTTTCTGCGGGGCCGGGGTACCGGAGGGGCGCGGCGCGGGTTGCTCGGCCTTCTGGGGCCGTTCTGGAGCCGAGGCGGGGGCATCCTCACCCGCGCCCGTGACCGCGCTCACCCCGTCCGGGTTGTAGCCGCGCACAGTGACGTGCTGGAAGCGGGGCAGGCGGTCGTCACCCCGGATGACCGCCTCGGTCAGCGCCTTGAGTTCCGCCTCAGCCTCCCGCGTCAGGTAGTAGGAGCGCCCGAACTGCTTCACGCTGGCCTTGACCTGGGGGAAGCGGTACAGGAAAGAGCCGATCCCGAACTGCACAGCGGCCCGCTTGAGCGCGTCACTGTACAGGTCTTTGGTGTCGCTGTCTGCGCCCTTGCTGGGTTCGACCGTGCCCACGTCGCAGCGCGTCACGCCGCACACCGTCAGGCGGCATTCAAGCGCCGGGTGCCCCACCGTGACGGGCGGGAGGTGGTAGGCGGTGGTCCATTGCCCCGGCACCACGTCATCAAGGTGGGCGGCCACCGTGCGGGCATCCACGAAGACCACCACGACGGCCTGCGCGTCCCCCTCTTTGGGGTTGGTCTGAATCTTCCAGCGAATGTGCTCAAGGGCGAACGGTTGGCGCAGCTTGTGGACGATCTCGGCAGTGAGGGTCATACGGCTTTCCTCTCCTCTTTCTGTGACAGAAACGCGGTCATGCCTTCCCAGTCCTCTCCGGTGCTGTGGGCATGGGCGAGGCGCAGGGCGGCGTCTAATTCGCCCAGCGCACACAGCCGCCCGACCTCCAGCCGGAAACGCTGGGGCGGCCAGTGGTACGGATGCGAGTAGTTGGGCGTCATCCGATCAGCCCCCCAATCGCCAGCACCAGCAGAAACAACCCCAGAAACGCGAGAGCCTGGAGGAACGCCCCCAGGCTCAGGTCCGCTTGCCGCTCATCGTGTTTCATCAGCGCCACCTCTCGACACAGCGGGCGCGGCTCCCGTCGCACCCTTCCCGACCGCACACCTCGCACATCAGCGGCGCGTGTTTGCACGCCTGATAGAACGCATACGCCCCCAGCCCCAGCAGAGCGAGGAACAGCAGCCCCAGCAGCTCCAGCCCCGTCATCCCTGGCCCCCAGGTCGGAAAATGATGACTGCAGATGGGAAAGGGGCATTCGCGGTGGCATCTCCGAACCGGAGGCGACCACGCACAAAGCGCACCTCTGCCTGTGGGTTGAACAGGATGTGGTCGTGCCACGCGGCGGTATCGGTGCGGGCGGGAATGAGCATGACCACCGTGGCCCCCTCGCAGGCGCTCTGGGCGGCCTTGGCAATCCACCGCCCGATCTGGCGACCGTAGGGCGGGTTGCACCAAACCGTGCCGGTCCACGGCTGACTCAGCCCGTCGTCAGCTTCGGTGAAGTAGCGCGAGCACAGGGCGTTGTGAGGGCTTGCTGCGGCGTCCAAGGTGAAGTTGAACTCTGCGTTCAGCTCGTCGAAAAAGCTGCGGGGCGTGGTCCAGTCGTGCTTCTCGCTGGAGTAATGGACGGCCATGCTCATCCCTGCCCCCCAATCCGGTAGGGCAGGTACGTCCAGCGCCCGCCGCCCTCGACGGGCATCACGGGGACCAGCTCGCCCCCGCACATGGCCCCGGCATCCGCCCGCAGTTCGGACGGCTCACCGCTGCCCCAGGTGCAGGTGTCACCGGGGCGAGCGTTGCGGGTGAGGTTCCCGCAGCGTTGGCAGCGGGAGAGTGGGATGCGGTGCGTCACTTCCATTCACCCACCCCGGCCCGCCAGGGGGCCATCAGCAGTTCATATTGTTCGGGTGTGATGAGGTCGCGGGCCAGGGTAGAGAGCGCCGCACCCCGCACCGCACCCCACGCCGCATCCCACGCCGCACCCCACGCCGCACCCCGCACCGCACCCCGCACCGCACCCCGCACCGCACCCCGCACCGCACCCCACGCCGCATCCCACGCCGCACTCCACGCCGCACCCATTTGTTGCGCCTCGCCGTAGGTCAGCGTTCGTGTCCGCTCAATCACGGCGGCTACATCAGCGCCGTTTGGCCCCAGCACCATCCAGCCGGGCAGCTCCTCCACTACCCGCAGGGCGAGGACGGCCCGCTTGTGCTCGCTGGCCTCCAGATCATCCACAACATCACCCACCGCCTCTACGCGAAAGAGGCGGGCAGGCCAGCTTCCCCCGATCAGGGTTTCAGCAGGTTCCACGCTGACGCTGAGATAGGTGCTGGGTCGGTTCGGGATGATCTTCTTGCTGGTCGGGTGGCTCAGCAGTTCCCCGGAGGCGAGCGCGGCGGCATAATCTACCGTTCCTGTGCGGAAATCCTTTCCATCCAGGCGAGTGGCTTTGTAGAGGACGGGTGCTTTGTTATCCTGAGTCATACGATCTCCTGCCCCGCGCTCTCGGCTTCCCAACCGGCGCGGGGTTGGCCTTTCCAGGCCGAATGACGGCGAAGTCTTGGCGGGTCGTGTGAAGCCCCGGCGCGTTGGTGGTCATCGCCGGGGCCTCCTCTCTCCGCTCGTTTGGTGCGCGTATAGGGCCGCGCTTACCCGTGGGCCGGTCCCCCGGCCAGCCATGAACGGGGGACCATATCGCCCCCATATCCGAGGGGGCGAGGCGGGGTCTTTTCGTGCCCTGCCTGCGAGGTTCGACCTCACCCGCGTCAACGTGACCGGGAGGCGGGGAACTTTTGGGAAAGCGCAGCCGTAAGTGGGGCCAGAAGGCTTCCAATCCTCTGCCCCACCCACAGGCCGCTGCCCATGACCGAGGGCGGCGGTCGCGGTTGCTGCACCGCTGAACGGCTCTGTCGTGTGTGACCCGGTGATGAGCTATCCGGGGCGGTCGCGCCCACTCCCCTGTCACGGGGGGCGCTCTGTCCGCTGTTGCCAACCTGCTCTAACCCGCTCGCTTCCCCTCTGGCTGAATCGGGGTTGGCTGGCCTTTGCCTGTTTTCGCGTGCCCCTTGCTCTCAGGGCAGCCTCTTACAGCGTGGCGGGTCCATCTCCTGGTTTGTCATGCGGCTCGCGCTCATCGGCGCAGTTGGAAGGCGTCGTTAGGGCGGTCGCCTTATCGCCCGGTGGGGCCTACTTGCTTTGCGCGGGAGCCGCTTTGGGCTTGCAGTTGCGGGCAAACCGGGCGCGGGCCTCGCGGATGGCGCGGGCTGGGGACCCCGGCTCGGCGGCCAGGGCGTGCAGGGTGGCCCGCAGGCGCAGGGCTTGCAGACGGGAGGCGGGGGTCATGCCGCACCTCCCACTCGCAGGTTGCCCCGCCCGTCCACCTCTGCGCCGGGCAGGGTGCACGCGGCGATGGTCAGGCGCTTGTGGCTTGGCGTGATGAGCCGGGCGACCCGCGACGTGGCCGGCTTGAACAGCGTGGCGCGGCGGTTGTCGCACCGGAAGTCCAGCCGGAGAACGCCCGGCACGCCCGGAGTCGGGAGGCTTGGCACCAGGTGCCAGACGCGCTTGTCGGTGGTTGTGATGGTATACTCCAT